TTGCTGCACATGGTTATTTCGGAAGACTTATTTTCCAATATGCATCTTTCAATAACAGCAGAAGTCTTCACTTCTTCCTAGCATCATGGCCTGTTATCTGTGTATGGTTAACCTCAATGGGTATCTGCACAATGGCGTTTAACCTTAACGGTTTCAACTTCAACCAGTCAGTCGTAGACACATCTGGTAAAGTAGTTCCTACTTGGGGTGACGTTCTTAACAGAGCAAACCTTGGTATGGAAGTTATGCATGAAAGAAATGCACACAACTTCCCACTAGACTTAGCATCTGCTGAGACTTCTGAAGTCGCACTAGTTGCTCCTAGCGTAGGTTGATAAAAACAGAATAATCTGTTATAATGAGAGGGTCTTAATGACCCTCTTTTTTTATGTCAATATCGGACTTTTCAAAACAGTTAAAAGAAGGGACAAAGAAGTCCCATACAATGGCAGAGAATACAAGTTTTGTTGCTTCATTTCTTAGAGGTGTTGTAGATGAATCTAAGTATCGTCAATTGATTGCTAATTTCTATTTCATCTATCATGCATTGGAAAGTGAGATGGAGATCAATAAAGATAATCCTTTTGTCGGTCCTATGAGATTGAATGGATTAGAAAGACATGATGCTCTAGTTGAAGACTGTAAATATTTTTATGGTGATGATTGGAAAGATATAATACGTCCAACAGAAGAAACTCAAAAATATGTTAGTCGTATTCATGAAGTAGCAAAGGAGAATCCAGAGTTATTGATAGCACATCATTACACACGATACATGGGTGACTTATCTGGTGGACAGATTCTTAAAGGTATCGCACAGAAAGCATTGAATCTCAAGGAGGATGGACTTGCCTTCTATGAATTTCCTGAGATATGGGATAAGAAAGGATTTAAAGAATCATATAGAAGAGTTCTTGACACTATGATTCCTGCTACACAAAAAGATGTAGATGCTATTGTTGTAGAAGCTAACTATGCTTTTAGATTAAACATGTATATGTTTGAAGAGATACAAGGTGACGCAGGAAAATCTTTTGGTAAGATTGTTTTAAACTATCTTGGTGAGTTAGTTGCTGAGATGATTATTTCAAAGAGGTATAGATAATGACTAAAGAATATATTAAAGATATTCCTAATTGGGAAAAGGATTATCTTGAGTCTATGAAGGGTAATTTATCCGAACAGCAGATAGAACTTCTTCAGGGTAGATATATAAAATCTGATGAAGGAATGATTTACGGGGAAATGTATGCTGATTGGAAAAGGAGAGCATGGGATATTGAATAAATACTTGAAAAACTGTCACATACAATGAAGACATATCAGAATTTTATGCTAGAATGTTCTCAAATAGATGAGAGTAGTTTAAGCCGTATTAAGTCAAAACATGATAAAGGAGGAGTGGCAGTCCTTTCTGGAAGTCGTGGTGATAAATCTAATAAGGAAAATAGGGCAAGAGCAAAGAGTTTAGATAAAGATATTCGTAGTAAGTTTGGTAAGGGTGCTACTAAAGTTACTGGTAAGTATACCGAGAAGGATGATAATACTGGTAAAGAAACAAGAGTGAAAGAAAGAAGTCATGTAGTTACTTCTGGTAAGATGGGTAAGAAGAAGTTTAAGAAAGAGGTTAAGAAACTAGGTAAGAAGTACGGACAGGATTCTGTCATTACACAAACTAAACCAGGAGGAAAAGCAACTCTTAAAAGAACTAGAAAGGGTGGATTACCCAAAAAGAATATTAAACTAGGCAAATTTAAACCACAAGGAAAAAATCCTGAAGGTGAAACACAAGTTAAAGGAAAAACCTACACGTATGACAACTAAACTTTATGATGACTCCAATTGGAGAGAAGAATACAAGAGTTACACTAGTAACAAAAAACATCTTGAACTTCTAGAGAATGGACCTAAGAGTTTATCTCAATCTTGGATACTACAAGCACTCTATAATGAGTGGAAGAAAATGAAAGGGTATAATAAACTTGACCCAAAAGAAAATGAAGGTCAATTACAATCATCTATGAAAGAGTTTTTTCAAAAAACTAAAGATCAAGGTATATAATGACTAAAACTGAAATTATTAAAGGGAAGGTGAAGACAGTATTTACTACTGATGATCCTGATAAAGTTCTCATACAATATGAAGATAAGGTTACTGCTGGTAATGGTAAGAAGGAGTTAATAGTAGAAGATAAAGGTCGTATTTGTTGTGAAATATCTGCTCTTATTTTTAAGAAGTTAGAAGCAGAAGGAATCGATACTCATTACCTTAATACATTTCCTGTAAGTATTATGTCTTGTAAGAAGGTTGATATCATTCCACTTGAAGTTATCGTTAGAAACCTTGCAGCAGGTTCTATTTGTAGACAGACTACAATTCCAGAAGGTAAGTTCTTTATGAAACCACTAGTAGAGTTTCATTTAAAGGATGATAGTAAAGATGATCCACTTCTTACATTTGATCGTATGAAGTATATGGGACATGATCCAGAGGAATTTATTGAACCTGCATTAAAGATTAATAAGGTCTTAATAAAAGTATTTCATAACATTGGACTTGATTTAGTTGACTTTAAAGTAGAGTTTGGTGTAGATAGTAAGGGGAATTTACTTCTTGCTGATGAGATAAGTCCTGATAGTTGCCGATTATGGAAAACTGGGACTAAACAAAGTATGGATAAAGATCTATTTCGTAATGATGAAGGTGATATTATAGAACCTTATAAAATTATACTAAAAAAACTACAGGAGACCAATTAACATGCACGGCAATTTGGAACCAGAAGAAAACATTTGGAATAATGATAAACCAGTCAATGATCTTTATCAGGACATGGAACGTCTTAATGCTTTGTATGAAGAGTTAATGTGGCCACATGATGTAGCACTTGATTTTAGTGCTGACTATGAAAACAATCGTATTATAATTCAGGTTATGGATGACAAATTAAAACGTCCTGCTTTATAAAAATCTAAATAATCGTAAGTCGCATGTGCTTATGGAAATCCTATCTTCCCCCCGTCAGTATTTGTTTAATTTAGAAACACTGAGTTCAAATGAAGCAAAACGAATGTGGAGGAAGAATGTAAAGGAGGAATGGAATTATAGATGTGCATATTGTGGGTCAGGAAAGAATTTAACAATCGATCATGTAGTTCCTCGTTGTAAAGGAGGAACAGATTTCACAAAGAATGTAGTATGCTGCTGTCATTCTTGCAATCAATCTAAAGCTCATAGTCCTTGGGAAGAGTGGTATCTTTCTCAGGACTTTTTTAGTGTCAAAAAATATAATAGAATTATGGAGTGGATGAAACCAGAACCACCCCAAAATTTATTCTTATACAAACCGAGAAAAAATAACCTATTATAAATAAATGAAGGCAGTATATACTGTCGTCACTGGTACATACCGAATAGATATAAATGGCAACTCCGATTAGGATCAAAAGATCTGCTGTCGCTGATAAGCGGCCTGCATTATCTGATCTACAGCTAGGCGAATTAGCTCTCAATACCTATGATGGTCGTTTATATACTGAAAGGGATGCTGGTGGCGTTGGTATAGGAACAACAATTACATTACTGACCCCGTGGACAGAGAATTATGGTGGGGATTCAGTATATTCGTTAAGTAATATTGGTATAGGAACTACTAACCCACAAGCAGCTTTGCAAGTGGGTACTGGTGTTACTGTTTATGGTAACTCTGGTATTGTAAGTGCTACTTCTTTCTATGATGCTAATGGTGTTGTAGGTGCTACTCTTTCTGCTGCATCAGGAACACAAAGAATAGTTACTACTAGTCTGACATCTGGCACTATGATTAGTGTTGGTACTGATTCAGATATAACATTTTCTGCTGGTCCTAGTACATTAAACGTTGGTGCTGCAATTACAATGCAGGCCACCACTGGTATTGTAAGTGCAACATACTTCTATGGTGATGGTTCTAATCTTATTAATGCAGGTTCTAGTTTATCTGCAGCTGCAGGAGTTCAAAGAGTTGTACTAACAAGTTTAACATCAGGTAGTATGATTACTAATGCTACTGATGCAGATATAACATTTGATGCTAGTTCAAATACTTTAAACGCTGCTAATTTATATGTTGCTCCACATACAGGTGTGGGCACTGTTTCTGGTGTTGATTTTTCTACTGGAATTGTAACGGCAACGAGTGGAATCGCAACGGTTTATGGTGATGTTGTTATAGGAACTCCTACTGGAGGGTTTAAGACAGGAGCATTTACCATTGCTGATACAGATAAGACGAAAGATTCTATTAATACTTTGAATAATATACTTGGAAAATTGGTTCCATCAGCACCTACTACAATTAATGGTGTTAGTTTAAGTTTAACTGGACTTACTGGAACTGGTAGGTTGTGTCAAGGATTTACTCCAACAAATAATACAGGTGGTGCTGCACCATCAGCAGGTACTCAGTACAGTAGGAACACAGATCAAACAGTAAGTACAACATATCTTACTGAATATGGTCCAGGAGATTCTGAAACTGTTACTGGATTTGTTAATGCTGTTGGTGTTGGAACCAGAGCAATGGTAACAGGTAATGGTAATGCTGGTACATATGATCAAATTCAGATAGCAAATAATGAAGATGCTTCTAATTCCACAAGAGATCCAGGAATTGATGCAGGATTCTATTCAATTTATGATGTTAGATTAATTAATGCTGCATGTCCTAATGGATATAACTTAGTAAAGATTACTCAAGGTTCTTCTACTACTGGTTCTGCATATTGGTATGAAGATCCAAGCACAGTAGCTGCTCCTATAATGACATTTGGTTCGATGACTTTACCAGCATCACCAACATTAGCATACTCATCTGGTATTCCTCATTATACACAAGCAGCCGCTAATAACTTCACTTATGTTATGGGTGTTGAGAATGCTAGTGGTGATATGTATACAACATCTAGCTTTGTTACTGATGATGGAGCGACAACTGGGTTTGGAGATCCTGGTAATAAAAGTTATACGGATTTTGGAGGAACTAATCCTCCAGCACAAAACTTTGGTGTTGGTACTGCTGTAACTTGTTTGGTTACAAATACAGTAAGAGATGTTCATTATACTGTTAGTTCAAATATTTTCCCTCGTTATGATGTATCAACTCCTTATGGAAGTGACAATAATAATAGAATAGGATTTACTACTTCTATTAATATCATGGGTACAACAGCAGTCACATCCAGAATGGATGAGGATAATATCCTAGTAAGTTCTCTTGGAACTGGTTCTGGTAATGCTACAAGAGTTAAGGCAGGTGCAACTGGAGATAATCCAACTCCTGCATATACAGCATGGACTGGTGGTAGTGTTGGTTCAATCGATACTTATGAAGCTGCTGTAAGAGGTGGTGTTCTATATCACGATCAAACAGATTATACTGCATATTTACCTGCAGGTCCAGATTATTCTGCTGGTAGAAGTGGTAATCAGTATTTCCAAATAGCATTTATTAGATCTGCTGTTTCTGAATTTAGTATAACTTATGCTGGTTCATTAGCAGGTTGTTGGGTATGTATGCCTGATAACTCATCGTGGACTACATCATTATCAGGTACAAATGGTTGGGCAGATATGTTCCAAGCATATAAAGGAGCAGGTATTCCAACAGGAGCAGAACCAGGTTGTGCTACTGGTGGTCTTATGGATACCAATGGTGGTACATTTACTTGTACCTTCGGAACAGAATCATCATCAAATGATTCTAATAACAGAATTCTGATCAGATGGAAATTAACCTCTGGACAGTCAGTTACGTCTATGTCATTCACATCTACATAAGGAATAGGAGAGGTAAAAATCAGTGGCAGCATCACAACAACAAAAAGTAGACTTTCTATTAAAGAAGATTGGTTATACCGCATCCAAGACTGGACTTGCGGAAGATTCTAGTTTAAGTGGAACTAAGAAGGCTCCTTTTGCTGAAGCCGTTCCATCTCCATTAGTCATTGCAAGTACGTGTTTATGGGCAGATAGTACATATATTCCAGCGACTCCTCCTGGATCTGATAGTGATTATGTAAAGGTATATCTTAGTGCTGCTTCTGGTCATAGAATGACTGTTGACAGTACAGTTTCTGGTAATCGTGCTTATATTGCTTACTCAACTTATAATGATAATGGTACTGCAATCTTAGGTGACTGGATTGATACTCAATTTGGTGCTAGTTATATTATAAAAGTATATAAAGGTGATCCAAACTCTGGTGGTGTTCAATTATCTGCTGCTGGTTCTGGTTCTAATGATGGATGGTTCTTTGATTATTCTGCTGGTATTCTAAACTTTAATGATACCAATGTTCCTAGTGGAGTAACAGATAGTAATATCTACGTTGTTGGTTACAGATATATTGGTACAAAGGGACCAACTGCTGCTGGTGGTATTAGTACATTTACAACTCAATATGTATCAGGTGTTTCTACATTTGCTGATGATGTAAATCTATATGGTACTACTGGTGTAACATCTGCATACTGGGATAAGACTGGAGATGCAGTTATACTTAAGGATCATACTAAAGCTTCATTTGGTACTGGTCAGGACTTAGAATTCTTTCATGATGGTGCAAACAGCACGATTAAAAATACTACTGGAACACTTTTTGTTGACAATGGTGGAACAACTTTTAGAAATGTAAGTGGTACTGAAACACAACTTGCTATTAGTGATAATGGTTCAGTTGCTGCATACTTTGATAACGCCAAAAAGATAGAAACTCTTTCGGTTGGTGCTACAGTTACGGGCAACTTAGGAGCTACTTCTGTTAGTATATCTGGTATCTCTACATTTGAAGGTAATGTAGATGCTAATGGAACTTTAGATGTAGATGGTCAAAGTGAATTAGATGATGTTAATGTATCTGGTGTATCAACATTTGGTCAATTAGTTTCTGCTAGTGCTGGAGCAAATATTGCTGGTGCTGCTGGATTAAACGTTGCTGGAGTAACAACAGTTGGTGGGCAGATAGATGGTAATGCTGGAGCAGATATTTCTGGTGGAGAAACAACTTTAAGTTCTGCTACTATATCAGATCTAACTTCAGGGAGACTTACTGTTGCTGGTACTAGTGGTGCTTTACAAGATAGTTCTAACTTAACATTTGATGGTACTAATAAATTAGCTGTAACTGGTGGACTAACTGTTTCTGCTGGTGCTACTCTTAGTTCTAATTTAGATGTGGATGGTGGAGCAGATATTTCTGGTGGTGGTGGAACAACACTTAACGTAGTAGGTCATACTGAATTAGACAGAGTTAATGTAAGTGCTGCATCTACTTTCGGTGGAGATATAGATGCGAATGGTAATATAGATGTAGATGGTCGTGCTGATTTAGATGACGTAGTTGTTACTGGTGTAGCAACATTCTCTAATAATATTGATGCTGATGGTAATTTAGATGTAGATGGTCGTACTGATTTAGATGATGTAGTTGTTACTGGTGTAGCAACATTTTCTGCTTTAGTTGATGGTAATGCTGGTGCAAACTTCTCAGGTGCTGAAACAACTTTAAGTTCTGCTACTGTATCTGATTTAACAGATAATAGAATTGTACTTGCTGGTACTTCTGGGTCATTAGAAGATAGTAGTAAGATAACTTTTGACGGAACAACTCTTGCTATAGTTGGAGATGCTACCTTCACAGGAAACGTATCTGTCGCAGGAACATTAACCAGTGAAGATAAGGAAAATATAGATTCAGTTGGATTAATAACTGCAAGAACTGGTGTAAGAATTACTTCTGGTGGTCTTACTGTAAATTCTGGTGTTAGTACATTTACTGATGCTATTGATGCTAATGGTGGTTTAGATGTCGCTGGTGGTTCTGGTTTAGTCGCTTCTTCTGCTAAGATTTCTGACTTAACTTCGGGAAGAGTTGTAGTCGCTGGTACTTCTGGAGAACTAGAAGATGCATCTACGTTCACTTTTAGTGGAGGAACTGTATCTGCTACTGCGTTCTCTGGTACAAATCTAACAGGAACACTACAAACTGCTGCACAACCAAATATAACTTCATTAGGAACGATTGCATCTTTAGTCGCTTCAAGATCACAGGTTACTGGTGTTGGTGGATTTAGTGTAACTGGTGTTTCGACTTTCACTGGTGACATAGATGCGAATGGTAATATAGATGTAGATGGTCGTGCCGATTTAGATGACGTAGTTGTTACTGGTGTTGCTACATTCTCTAATAATATTGACGCTGACGGAGATTTAGATGTAGATGGTCATACTGAACTTGATTATGTAAATGTATCTGCTGCTGCTACCTTTGCTGGTTTCATTGATGCTAATGCTGGTGCTAATGTCGCTGGTGGATTTGTTGCTAACAGTGCTAAAATTTCTGACTTAACTTCAGGAAGAGTCCCAGTTGTTGGTACTGATGGAGAACTAGAAGACGCATCCACCTTTACATTTAGTGGAGGAACTGTTACTGCTACTGGGTTCTCTGGTAATTTAACAGGAACATTACAGACTGCTGCTCAAGGTAATGTTACATCAGTTGGAACTCTAACTGGATTGGATGTCAATGGTCATACAGAATTAGATAACATACAGGTAACTGGTATAGCAACAGTCGCTAATGTAGTTCTTACTAAAAACACCACAGGTGTTGGTGCTACGATTGGTGGATTAAATGTTGGTGTTGTTACTTACTATGGTGATGGATCACAACTTACAGGTATAGATGCTACTGCATTAAAAGATAGTGGTGGTAACGTAAAGGTACAAGCAGTTACTACTGGTGCAGTTGTTACTGGTCTTATTACTGCTACTCAAGGATTCTCTGGAGAAATTACTGGTGTAGGTGCTACGTTCACTAACATTACTGGTACATTACAGACTGCTGCTCAAACAAACATCACATCACTTGGAACTCTAACTGCATTAACAGTAACTGGTAATGTAGATGCTAATGCTGGATTAGATGTTACTGGTGTTGGTGGATTAAGTGTAACTGGTGTTTCAACATTTACTGGTGCTGTTGATGCGAATGGTGGTGTTGATATATCAGGTGGAGCAAACACTTTAAATGTTACAGGTCATACAGAATTAGATAATTTAAATGTATCTGGTATAGCAACGATAGCAAATGTAGTTCTTACAAAGAATACTACAGGTGTTGGTGCTACTGTTGGTGGTCAAAATGTTGGTGTCGTTACTTACTATGGTGACGGTTCAAAACTTACAGGTACTGGTTCAGACTCTGGTGGTACTCAAAGAGTAGAAGTAGTTAATACTGGTGTGATTCTTGTTGGTGTTATAACTGCCACAGATCAATTCAGTGGACAGATTACTGGTGTAGGTGCTACGTTCACTAACATTACTGGTACATTAGTGACTGGTGCTCAAACTAATATTACATCACTTGGAAATCTAACTGGATTGACTATAAATGGTGATGAAGAATTTTATGGTTCTGCTGGTGTTACATCTGCTATCTGGGATAAGTCAGAAAATACTTTAAACTTTAAGGATCATACTAAAGCTACCTTCGGAACTGGAAATGATATAAGCATATATCATGATGGTGCAAATTCATATGTAGATAACGCTACGGGTGATTTCTTCATTAGAAACAATTCTAATGCAATAAAAATTCGACCAAAAAATGATGAAGAATCTATAGTAGCTCATGAAAATGGATCTGTACAGCTCTTTTTTGATAATTCACAAAAATTTGAGACGACTTATACGGGAACGGTAACGACTGGTATTGGTACTTTTAGTGGTGGAGTTAAAATCGCTGATGATAAATCATTAACTGTAGGTAATGACGATAATTTATACATCAAACATAGTGATGGTCACGGTAAGAATTTCTTCGTTTCATCTGTTGGTGACTGTGAATTCCATATGGCTGGTTCTGAAAAAGCCATGGAATTTAAGACGAATGGTTCAGTAGACATCTACTATAATGCGTCCAAAAAATTCGAGACGACTCATACGGGAGCGATTGTAACTGGTATTGCTACTGCTACTACTTTTAGTGTAGGTGATGGTTCTCATAGTACTGATAGAATATCTATTGGCGATGATAATGATTTCGCTTTGTATCATAATGGCTCAAATTCGTTTGTTGTAGATCGTGGAACTGGTCCACTGTATATAAGAGGTAATAACGCAGTTCGTATTGAGAGTTATACGAATGACGCTGCTGGCGAAGCAATGATTATTGCTAATTCTGACGGAGCCGTTGAAGCATACTATGATGCGTCCAAAAAATTCGAGACGACCTATCATGGAGCGATTGTAACTGGAATACTAACTGCTACTAGTGATATTAAGACTACTGCTAACATATATGGTGCTCAAGGACATTTTACCGATCACATATACATTGCAGATAAGATAGTTCATACTGGAGATACAAATACTGCAATAAGATTCCCTACTAATGATACATTCACAGTAGAAACTGCTGGTTCAGAAAGACTTCGCATCACATCAGCAGGTAATGTCGGTATCGGAACTGATGCTCCAACTAATTTTAATGCTGCTGCTGATAATTTAGTTGTTGGTGGTGGAGCTGGACATCATGGAATGACTATATGGTCAGCTGCTGATGGAGATGGTTGGTTAGTCTTTAATGATGCAGTTAACACTAATTTAACTGGAGCAGTTCAATATAACCATGTTAGTGATTACATGGCCTTTAGAACAGCTACTACTGAAAGACTTCAGATCACAAGTAATGGTAGAGTATTAATTGGAACAGGTGCAGTTGGTGCATCTAGTAATCTTGTAGCACAAGGTGGTTTACAAGTTAGTGCAAATGGTGCTTCTGGTGCTCCTTCTCTTTGCATAGGTGCTGATGGTACAGGAGCTAATACTCAATCCTTAACTGATGATACAGTGAAGGACTGTAGAATTGGTTATCCTAACTATGATATAGATGAAGAACCACTTGCATTAATATCTGGATTTGTTGGAGATGGTTCTTCATTAGATGACAATGACGGTGCAAGGATCTATATTGGTGGTGGAACTAGTTACTTGAATGCAGTTAATCAGGTTAGATTCTATACACAAAATACAAATATCGCCACTGTAACTGGTACAGAAAGATTTCGCATTGGACCCGATGGTACAGCAGACTTTAATTCTAATACAGTTCAAAAGGCAGTACTAAAGAACTATACAGAAACTGTTAAGGCTGTTGGTAATACAGGTACATCTGCAACTCTTGACTTAGCAGATGGTAACGTCTTCACTGCCACACTAAATGGTAACTGTACATTTACATTTACTACTGGTACGAACTCAGCTCCTAATGCTGCATCATTTACTTTAATACTAGCGAATGATAGTACACCAAGTAGAACCATTACTTGGCCTGCAGCAGTTAAGTGGCCTAACAACAGTGCTCCTTCCAGAACTACTGCTGCAAGTAAGACTGACATTTGGACATTCATGACTCCTGACAATGGCACTACATGGTATGGTAATATAGCCCTATATAACTTTACATAGTAAAATTTATTAATCTTTTATTATTATGACTGAACTACAACATTCTCCTGGAAAGTGCCAATATAATCAGTTTATTGGCATTTATGAAAATGTATTTCCCGATGGTTATTGTAACCATCTAGTTACTGAAATGGAGAGTCTTTTAGCAACAGGAGCTGGTTATGATAGACAATCTACTGAAGGTGTTACTAAAACAGTAAAACAGGATGAATATGTTTTCATTAATATGAAAATTCATAATCCTAATCCATTTAATGGTGAGATGTGTCAGAAGATTTTTTGGGATGGTCTCCAACATTGTTTTGATCGATATTGTAGGGAGTATGATATTTTAAAAGATATGCCTCTTAAGGCTACTACTCTTAAATTACAGAAGACTGTTCCTGGTGGAGGATATCATGTTTGGCATTGTGAGCAGGGAACAGAAGATGGTGCTAACAGAGTTGCTGTTTACAGTTTGTATTTAAATACAATTGAAGAAGCAGGAGAAACCGAATTCTTATATCAAAAATTGAGACTACCTGCAAAAGAAAACACAATGGTTATTTGGCCTGCTGGTTACACTCATCCTCATCGTGGAAATGCTGTGTATGGTGACAAGGCAAAATATATTCTAACAGGATGGTTTTATGTTGATTATTGATTCTTAATTATAAATAAACTTATAGGAAAATAATAGAAAAATGGCAATAGGAACCAAAAAAGTATTAGCTCCTGGATTTATGGAACCTGCGGATTCCGTAACCTTTAATAATCCAGGTACTTTTGTTGCTCCTATGAGACTAAGGAACCTTACTGTAACAGGTAGAGGTGGTAGTGGTAATCCAGGTAATGCAGGAAATGGTGGTAATGGTGGTACTGCAGGATCTGCTGGTAACTCAGGTAATCCAGGAACAGCAGGTAGTGGAGGTTCAGCAGGAAACCCAGGTGGTGATGGTAATGTAGGTACTGGTGGTAATGCAAACCCAGGTAATGCAGGTAATAATGGTGCTGCAGGAACAGCAGGTAACTCAGGTAACCCAGGAACAAAAGGTAATGGTGGTAGTGCAGGAAACCCAGGTAATGATGGTAATGTAGGTAGTGGTGGCACCAAAGGTAATGCAGGAAACCCAGGTAATGCTGGAACTGCTGGTAACGGAGGAACAGCAGGAAACCCAGGTAATCCAGGTAATAATGGTGCTGCAGGAACAGCAGGTAATGCAGGTAATTCTGGAACTGGTGGTAACGGAGGTTCAGCAGGTAACCCAGGTAACTCAGGAACTGGTGGTCCTGGTGGAACAGCAGGAAACCCAGGTAACTCAGGAACTAATGGTGGTGCAGGAAACCCAGGAAATTCAGGAAACCCAGGAGGAAGTGGTAACGGTGGTCCTGGTGGTAATGCAGGTAATCCTGGTAATCCTGGCGGAACAGGTAATTCAGGAAACGCTGGAGGAGGAGGCGGCGGTGGTGGCGGTGGTGCCCAAGATTGGAACGTCGCTCCTATGCATCCAGGAAATCCAGGTAATGCTGGATCACCAAGTCCAGGTGGAGGACCAGGAGGTGCTGGAGGACCAGCTGCTGGACCTAACTTAGGACATACCGCTTCAGGAGGAAATGGTCAACCAGGAAATAGTGGAGGAGGTGGTTGGAACGGTAACCCAGGTAGTAATGGAAACCCAGGTCACGGACATAATAATGGTGGTAGTGGAAATAGTGGACATAATGGTAACCCAGGTAACTCAGGTAATGCAGGGAATTATGGGTCTAATGGTAACCCAGGAACTGGTGGAGGAACAGGAGGTGGTGGTAGCTCAGGTAATCCAGGAACAGGAGCTACCAACGGTAATCCAGGAAGTCCAGGTAACCCAGGAACAGGAGCTAATCCAGGAACAAATGGTAACCCAGGTAATCCAGGAACAGGTGCCAATGAAGGTAACGCAGGATCAAGTGGTAACCCAGGATCAGGAGCTAATAACGGAAACCCAGGTAATTCAGGAGCAACAGGAAATCCAGGAACAGGTGCTACATCAGGAAACCCAGGAACAAATGGTACTGATGGATCTGGTGCTGGTAGTGGTGGTGCGGGTGCTGATGGTAATCCAGGAAATGCTAACCCAGGTAATGCAGGAAATCCAGGTACAGCAGGAACAGGTGCTACATCAGGAAATCCAGGCACAGCAGGAACAGCAGGAACAGGAGCTACATCAGGTAACCCAGGTAATCCAGGAAATAATGGAAACCCAGGTAATGTAGGTAATCCATCATCAGTATTTGGATTAACATTCTCTGGTGGTAATGGTGGTACTGCTGGTAGTGGTAATCCAGGAACAGCAGGTAATCCAGGAAATAATGGTACTGGTGGTGCAGGTAATCCAGGTAACGCAGGAACCAATGGTACAGGTGGTACTGCAGGTAATCCAGGAAATGCTGGAACTGCTGGTACTGGTGGTAGTGCTGGTAACTCAGGTAATCCAGGAACATCAGGAACAAAAGGTAATGCTACTGGAGGTAATCCAGGTAATAATGGTGCTGCAGGAACAGCAGGTAACCCAGGTAATGCAGGTAATCCAGGAACTAATGGAACAGGTGGTACTGGTAACCCAGGTAATGATGGAAATAATGGTGCAGGTGGTACTGCAGGAACAGCAGGTAATCCAGGAAATAATGGTCCAGGTGGAACAGGTAATCCAGGTAATGCAGGAACCAATGGTACAGGTGGTACTGGAAATCCAGGAAACTCTGGGGGTGCTGGTACTGGTGGTAGTGCTGGTAATAGAGGTACTGGAGGAAATGGTGGACCAAGAGGTAATGCAGGTAATCCTGGTGGATCAGGTAATCCAGGAGGAAGTGGATTTGGTGGCACTGGAGGACCAGGAGGAACTGGTGGTCCTGGCGGTGGAGGAGGCGGTGGAGGCGGCTCTACCGTAGGAGGATCATTTGGTGGATCTTCTGGACATTCTGCTGGTGGTGGATATAGTGGTGGTAATGGTGGTACCCAAGGTCCAGGTGGATCTGGTGGTACTGGTGGTGGTGCTAACTCAGGATCTGGTGGTCATTCAGGATGGCATGCATCTAATGGTAATACAGGACCAAGTGGATCTGGACATAATAATGGTGGTAGTGGTAACCCAGGCAGTCCAGGTACTGGAGCTACATCAGGTAACCCAGGACATGGTGGTAACCCAGGAAATGGTAACCCAGGTAATGCTGGTTCAGATGGTAATCCAGGAAGTGGTAACCCAGGTAACCCAGGATCTGCAGGAACAGCAGGAACTGGTGCTGGTTCAGGTAATGCAGGTGCTGATGGCAATCCAGGAAATGCTAACCCAGGTAATGCTGGTTCTGATGGTAACAATGGTAACCCAGGAACAGGAGCAGGTGAAGGAGGAGCAGGAGCAAATGGTAATCCAGGAAACCAAAACCCAGGAAACTCAGGAGCAGCAGGTAATCCAGGAACAGGTGCTACATCAGGAAATCCAGGTAACTCAGGTAATCCAGGAACAGGAGCAGGTGAAGGGCAAGCAGGAGCAGATGGTAATCCAGGAAACCAAAGTAGTGGAGGTTCAGGATCTGCAGGAACAGCAGGTAATCCAGGAACAGGTAATCCAGGAGGTGCTGGAGGCACAGCACCTGCTAGTAACTTAGCGTCGTTGATAACTGGTGGTACTTCTTATCCAGTAGTTGTTGGTCCTGGTGGATATATAACAATTACTTACGAGACACAGTAAATAACAGCCTATATAAAAATGAGTTAATCATTATTTTTTGCCATGCCAAAAAAAGAATCTGAAATTCGTAAGAAGATCAATGAAATGGCTGAAGAAAATGAATATTACAATCTTCAGCAAAATAAAAATCGAGCTCGCTCTATTACATGTGGAACTGCTTTTGGTGGAACCATAGAAGTTAATATGAGGGGTGATCACCATTCTATGTGGTGTAGTATGACACCTGTAGAAGCACTTGAGTTTGCAGAACAAATGGCTGCTGCTTGTGGTGTTCAAGTTGCTTTAAGACCTAAAGATGACTTTAGTGCTTGGAGAGGATGGGACATTGAAAATACTGAATATTCTCACTTTAAAGGTGCTGCACCTTGGCAAGTGCATAATATTGCAGGAGCAAATGTTCATCAAAGTAGACTTGGTGGAAGTGGTGGTACTGCTGGTACACCAGTTGAAGATGAGTATCCTTCAAAAGAGGAACGAATTGCTGAGTTTAAAAGACAAAGAGATGAAGCACAAGCTGAGTTGGAAAATCTAGAAAAAGATCCTGAGGATATTATGGATGATATTGGAAATCCTGAAATTGCAATAGCAGGTGTTCCAACTGAAAAAATGTTTGATCAGAAGGTTCAACATGAAGCTAATCTCATGAGTAAGAATCTAGAAGCTATAAAAGAACAACAAGAGGCACAAAACGAATGACTAGAACAAATTTATATGTTCATGTTAATACTGTGGATAAGAAAGTTTTTTCTCATCCAACAGAGGTACCAGAAAACTGGAGTAACATTCATGGTTTCTCCAGTTTAACTGATACTGAATTATCTGATTTATCAGATAGGCATCGTCCAAACGAAGCTTGGCTCAAATTTGATTCAAGCTTCGCTGTAGATGATTATACTTATGATGATGATTGGTTGGATGGTGCAAAGGGAACCATCAAATTGGTATATAAAAATCAAAGACAAGAAGCAATTAAGAAAGGTGTTTCTTATAACAGTATAATATTTGATGCTGATGCAGAGACACAAATTAAGATGAATATAAAGAAAGATTCATCTGCAACTTCTTTTAAGTGGAAGTATAATAATACTTTCTATACATTAAGTAAGTCTGATATAACAGCAGTTCATAACGCTCTTGACGATTATATTCAGAAGTGTTATGATATGGAAGCGAATTATGTTAGTCAAATAGAAGCTGCAACTGATGCTGCTGGACTAAGAACCTTTACTTTAGATGGTACGTGGCCGACTAATTCATATTAACTTATAATTTTTGTTTCTACATTATGGCATCACAATCATATTGGTTTTATACTGGTCTTCCAGATAAAGTTATAGATGCTATTGAAGAAGATTTAGAATTAAATTTAGATCCTAAGTTAGCATCTTCCGTAGTAGGTCATACTAATTTAGATACTGCTGAAAAAAATGAAGAAAGTGTAGTATATATTGATAAAAGAAAAAGAAATGCATTGAATGCTTGGATTCCTGCTGAACATTGGATAACAGGATTCTTATGGCACTATGTAATGATGGCTAATCGTATGAATTTTTTATATGATATTGAGCATGTAGATAGAAACTCTCTTCAATATACTGTATATAATGAAGGTCATTTTTATGGATGGCATAATGATGGAGGACTTCCTATTTGTTATCAACCAGTCAGTAATGGAAATCAAGGAAGTTTTGATGAATTAACACAAGATTTTCTTTCTACAACCTGTGAGAAAGTAAGAAAACTTTCTTTTAGTTTACTCTTATCTGATCCTGAAACTTATGAAGGTGGTAACTTTCAATTAATGGATGAGAATGAGAAGACTTACATTGCACCTAGACAGAAAGGTTCAATAATTCTTTTTGATTCAAGAGCAAGACATAGAGTTACACCTGTAAGAAAGGGTACACGTAAATCCATTGTTGGATGGACTATTGGACCACGTTGGAAATAGTTTATTATGGCTCATGATGAACATGGTATGTGGATTCAAGATGATATTCCTTATAGAGAACGTCTTAATTCAGGTACATCTCTAACAAATCATAAAGAGTTTGAGGAGAATGGATATTTTGTTGTAAAGGATTTTTATGATCCTCAATTTTTTTATGAATTGCCTCCTAAAAAACCAGGAAAATATGATTATAATGGTGATGTCAATTTGTATAATTATAATGAGAATGAAGGGCAGGTAAAAAATAGTACGTCAAGAACTAAGTACCCACCATATGAGAGTGCACATACTCGTATTAGATATAAACTTGAAAAACTTATAGGTAAAAAACTTTATAATACTTATTTTTATGATCGTTTTTATGTACCAGGATATCCATTAACTCCTCATACAGATCGTCCTGCTTGTGAGATTTCTGTAACACTTCATATTAGTAGTAATGTAAAAGATCCGTGGCCTATTTGGATTAAGGGTGCAGATACTTATGATATTCCTAGAGCTAAAAATCCGTGGAGTAAAAAAATTATAAACCAAGGACTTGAACGTTCAGTTATTTTAAAACCTGGCGATGCCTTAATTTATAAAGGATGTGAAAGACCTCATTGGAGAGAACCATTACCTAGAGAATATAGAACAATATATAGTATTCAATATACTGATGATATAACATCCATTCCACCAAAAGTTTATTCAGAACCTCAATATGGTATGAGGGAAGAGATTGGAGGATTATATTATCATCAAATATTTTTTCATTATGTTTTACAAGATGGGTTGAGAGCAGATAAGGCTTGGGATAATAATGATTGCGATCCAATGCTATGGCCAAGTAGGTTATAAATATCTAAAATAGTAGAAATAATTAAGTGTAATGACTACAGGGCAAATTGCTTATACTATTCCTGGTACTTACTCGTTTGTGTGTCCCATTGGAATTACTTCTGTCTCCGTTCTTTGTATCGGTGGAGGAGGACAGGGTGGAAATTCAAGTGCCCTTGACTCTCCAGGTGGAGGAGGAGGTGGATTAGGATATAAAAATAATATTCCTGTTACTGCTGGACAATATTATACTGTTGTTGTTGGAGAAGGTGGAGCAGTTCTTAAACAAAGGGGTGAGAATGGTGTAGATGGATTGGATAGTTATTTTATAAGTAAGGATACTGTTGTTGGGTTTGGTGGTAAAGGTGGACAGACTGGTGGAAATGCTGGTGCTGGTGGAACATACTTTGGAGATGGTGGTGGTAATGGTGGTGCTGGAGGTGCTGCAAATAGTCTTCAAGGTGGAGGCGGTGGAGCAGGAGGGTACTCTGGTAACGGTGGAGATGGATTAAGTTCTGCTTCTGGTAGTAGTGGTGCTGGTACTGGTGGTGCTGGTGGAGGAGGATATAAAGCAGGTGGAGGTGGTGTAGGACTTCTAGGTGAAGGTTCTAGTGGTGCTTCTGCAAGTTCTGGGACTATTGGTAATGCTGGTTCGGGTGGTATTAATGCTACTGTTCCTACAATATCTTTTCCTTATGTTAATTTTTCTGGAGTTGCTACCAATTATACTTACACTAGTCCATTATTTTTAGTTGGTGGAGCATATGGTGGAGGTGGATGTAGTGCTTGGGCAAATGGAGGTGGAAGTGGTGGTGCAGTACGTATTATATGGGGTGAAGGAAGAGAATTTCCCTCAACTAATACAGGAGATGTTGGTATAGGAACCACTTCTCATAGACTTTATATTACTATTAGTGATGGTGAAGCATCACAACATCCCATATATGAATCTAACTTTAAGGAAGCATTTCCAAGTGTAGATGCTGATAATTTAGATAAGGATGAGTATTGTCTTTTCCAACGGGTTAAACGTACTTATTTGACTGCCTATGAAAAAAATCAAGTCAATAGTTATAGAAATTCTGAACCAATAACTATATTAACTTTAAACAATACTGTTAATACTGTAGAGTGTCCTCCATTTGCTGTGATAAAAGGAGAGACAAGTGGTGCTACTGGATATGTTATTCCTAATTTAATTAATGATGGAAATATAGATCAAAGTACGATTAGTGATGTAATACAATTACAAAAAACTGTAGGGACTTTTAGTGTTCCTGAACAAATTTCTTTTAATGGATCGGGTGATCCAGAGAGAAGAATCACTAATATTGGTATTGGTACAACAACACTTGTGAACTTTAATACAGGAGCACCTGGTGTAATTGAACCATATGGAGATAATTTTTACTATGATGTGTGGACTCATGATATAATGACAGACTCTGAAAAGACCACAAAACAAAATCAAATTAAGAGTGAATGGAATACCAGAGTTGGTACTTCATTATCATCTTGGATTTTTGATGATGTTTCTTGTTCATATAAAACTCCAACACTACCTCCAACTCCTGCTAAAATTGGTATACAAACTAATATAGCTGTATATGATAAGGTAACTAATGAATATTTGGGTGTAGGAACAGCAGATGCTTATGTCCCATTACCACAATATCGTTGGGATGAGGCAGCATATCAGGCAGACAACACAAAGGGTTGGGTTACCGACTAAAATCTCTTATAAATTATTATGACTATTCAAACAGGTATGAATTATACAGTTTTTTCTAAAGAAGGTTGTCCATATTGCGACAAAATTAAACAAGTGCTTGAGTTGACAGGAAGCAACTTTGTAGTGTATACTTTAGGTGATCAATTCGATAAAGACGCATTCTATGGCGAGTTTGGAGAAGGTTCTACTTTTCCTCAAGTTGTTGTTGATGGTAAAAAGTTAGGAGGATGTGTTGACACAATTCAATATCTCAAAGAACACCAAGTTATTAAGTCCTAAGCTAAATACCAACAAAGATTATTTTAATCGTGGTATTGAAGTTATTCTCACGGGAGGTAAAAAAAAGCAGAAACAACCATTCCATATTTTAATCAACAAAGTAATTTGTTTCTTTAATACAGAAATAGATATTCACTTTGAATTTTCCTTAAACTTAAGGAAGAAAAAATAAATTCCAAGGAGGTAACAGATGACAATAGAGACAATATTAGTTTTAGCGTTACCGATAGCATTTTTATTATTTTGTGCTGGAGCATTGGGTGGTTGGATTGCTAGAGATTACATGATGAACTATCAGGAGATACCAAGACCACATCCTGAGATGTTTGATATAAATGGGAATTTAGTTCCCGACGAAATTGTCGCATTTAGATTTGAAAATTATGACGAAGACTACGACCAAGAAGAGTAAAAGTTTTTCAGTAAAAGCAAATACTCCTACAAAAAAATCTGCTCCTAAACCAATGGAGCAGTTACCTTTAAATCCTCTTGCATTTGAAGTTTTAGATTTAGTTTCTAGACAAAGATCTAAAGCTAAGAAAATAGAAGCATTGAGAAAATATGAAGATATGTCTTTAAAGGTTCTCTTCATATGGAATTTTGATGAAAGTGTAATTAGTAATCTTCCTCCAGGTGAGGTTCCTTATCATGGATATGATGCTCAGAATACTTATAGTGGAACTCTTTCGACTAAAATTTCAAATGAAGTTCGTAAAATGCATGAGACTGGATCATTTTCATTAGGATCTAGTGATCAGCAAGGACATACTACTATTCGTAGAGAATCAAAACATTTTTATCATTTCTGTAAAGGTGGTAATGATGGTATGAATGCTCTTCGTCGTGAGACTATGTTTATTAACATCCTTGAAGGAGTTCACCCATTAGAGGCAGAAATACTGACCTTATGTAAGGATAAAAGACTTGGAGAAGTTTATAAAGTAACTAAAGAAGTAGTTGCAGAAGCGTATCCTGATATTAGATGGGGTAATAGATCATGACAACAGCCACAGAAGAAAAGAAAGTAACTATCTGGACAAAAGAAGAGAAAGATAATTTTAAATCCAAGTATGGTTCTGAAATACTTGTAGAGAATGGTTCATATGAAGATGTAACCATTACACAAGCACCTAGTGATGCTTATATTATAAAGTATATGCATGAAGATAAGATTTGTTTTGATTTAACTAGAGGAACAAAGATAAAGTTGTTTGATATGTATTGGGATAAGTTTAAAGGTGGAATAAAATCTATTGAGTATGGTAAGGGTAGTATCAAACCAAACTTGTGGGGATATCAGTCACCTAAACCACCAAAGAAAAAAAGGAAAGCGTAAACCAAATTCGACTTTTAATTCCAAAATATCGGGGAAAAAAATCGGGCAAAATTTTTGCTCTGTAGGGTTTTTGTATCACATGTTACAGAACTACTTGACTATATAGTATAACTGTGTTAGTATTAACACAACGTTCATCTCCCGTATAGGAGACGCAAGTAAGCCGACTCGGAACGGATCGTTCATCTCATGGACATACTACTCGCTACTCTTTTAACTTGTAAAGAGGCAGAAGGTATTATCTCTAAGGTATCATCTTCTGATCCTGTGAGAACCGAATTAATTGAGGTTCTTAAAATGAGTACTGAGAAAGGATGTGAATGGGACGCAAAAGCCGACTGAAGGAACGGGGATTAAACCACCCTACTACTTTGGAGTAAAGCCAATGGCAAAAGTCACTTACCGTGGACACGAGTACGATACCGATGAGTATCGTAAGGCTCTCATCGCAGAGCATAATCAACAGAGAAACTACGATTTAATGTATCGTGGAATCAAAGTGAAGAGCAAGGCAGTTCCTTGTTCTTAGGTCCTAAACGCTGATTGAAAGGAGCACCTATTGACAGGTGCTCTTTTTTTATGTAAAATAGTTAAAAGTCTAATTGTTATGGAACGGGACAAATTAAAGTTGATAGTCCGTAATATGGAACTATTAGTTGATGCACTTAAAGCAGAAGTATATTCTGATGTTGAGTCATACAAGAATTCAAAGGCATTTGGACCACCAACTGATTATGACGAACTCTACGATGATGACGATGGGTATCCAGACTAGCAGAGCAAAAAGAATGCTCAAAATGCTTGAATCTTTATTATCATATGATCATCTCTATTCTGATGATAAGTTAAGAGAGATGAAAGCACAAAGAAATGTATTAAAAGAGGAAATTGCTGAAATGGAAGCAAAAAGATCAAAAGGATTTGGTAAGAAATGACTGTAAAACTTGTTAGTGTTACTCCTGATGCGGAGCAACTTATGGCATATATTGCCAGAGTATCTAATCCATCTAATCAGGACAATGAAAAGTATGCAGGACTATTGAAGTATTGCATCAAGCATAATCATTGGAGCGTCTTTGAGCAGTCTACTATGACTCTTGAGATAGAGACTACTCGTGCTATTGCTGCACAGATATTAAGACATAGAAGTTTCACATTCCAAGAGTTCTCACAGAGATATGCAAGTAGCAACGATTTAGGTGATATTGATTTACCAGAACTTCGTAGGCAAGATACAAAGAATCGTCAGAATTCTATTGATGATTTAGATTCTGAAATGGTTGATAAACTTAATCGTCAGATGATTACTCTGTTCAGTTCTGCTAAGAGTCTTTATACTCAAATGTTAGATGCTGGAGTTGCGAAAGAATGTGCTAGAATGGTGTTACCACTCTGTACTCCTACCAGAATCTATATGACTGGTTCATGTCGTTCTTGGATACATTATATCAATTTACGTTCAGCACATGGAACACAGAAAGAGCATATGGTGATAGCAGAAGCATGTAGAGAGGTGTTTATTGAGCAGTTCCCTTCAGTATCAGAAGCCTTAGAATGGAAGTAAAACAACTTCCTAATGATGGTTATCTTCGTAGTTCTTTACCAAAAGAACTATTTGATTCTTTATTAACTGAAGGATTAGAATGTCATAATAATGAAAATAGGATTACAGGATTGGTGAGACCTAATGGTACTCAAACTTGCCCTCATTATGATATGTCAGATAAAAATTCTGATTGTTTAAAGGATTTTATTTTTCCTTATATCGATCAATATAAGGAAAATTTTACTTATGTTCAAAATCTTAAATGTTTGACTAGTAATAGTCCTTTTATTTTTGGAAAACCGTGGTATAATATTCAAAGACCTAATGATTATTTACCGATTCATACTCATGATGGGGTTTTATCATACACTATTTGGTTAAAACTTCCTCCTTTATCTGAATTTATCTTTTATTATTCTGGTATAGTAAATCAAAAGGACTATACAATGAGACTTACACCTCAAGATGAAGGGGACTTTATTTTTTTCCCTGCTACTTTGGCTCATGGGGTACATCCTTTTCCATCAAATGATCCTAATGAAATTAGAATAAGTATTTCTGGGAACATTTCTCTGCAAGGAGTTGATGATTATCTATCTAAATAAAATTACGAAACACTAACATTATGCCACATTATCCTGTAAAACATAAAGAAACTGGTGAAGAGAAAGAACTCTATATGACTATAGTAGAGTATGACCAATGGAGAAAGGATAATCCCGATTGGGATAAAGATTGGTCTAAAGGATGTGCTTCTTCGCAAGAAGTTGGAGATTTTAGAGATAAGTTGAGAGCAAAACATCCAGGTTGGAATGAAGTTTTAAAGAAAACGCAAAAAAATAATTATGGAAATTATATTAGGAATTTGGATTAATGCCAAGAAAGAAAAGAGCAACATCTACAGATCAACCTATAGGAGTTGGTTTAACAGCTAAGCAGATGAAAAGAAAAAAACCTTTAAATTCTGAATATTTGGTGGATATTACACCAATTACTGATAATCAGAAAAAACTGTTTGATTCTTATGATGAAGGTAAGCATATAATTGCTTATGGTGCTGCAGGAACAGGAAAAACATTTATTACTCTTTATAATGCTCTTAAAGATGTATTAAGTGAAAATACACCCTATGATAAGATTTACATTGTTAGATCTTTGGTTGCTACTCGTGAAATTGGTTTCCTTCCTGGTGATCATGAAGATAAGTCTTCATATTATCAGATACCATATAAGAATATGGTAAAATATATGTTTCAGATGCCATCTGATGCAGACTTTGAGATGCTTTATGGTAATCTTAGAGCACAAGAAACTATTAAGTTTTGGAGTACCTCATTCTTAAGAGGAACTACATTAGATAATGCTATTATAATTGTTGATGAATTTCAAAACTTGAATTTTCATGAATTAGATAGTATAATAACAAGAGTTGGTGAAAATACTAAAATTGTATTTTGTGGTGATGCATCTCAAACAGATCTCACTAAAACTAATGAAAAAAATGGTATTATCGACTTTATGAAAGTTTTGAGAGCAATGCCATCTTTTGAACTTATTGAATTTGGTATTGATGATATCGTTCGTTCAGGACTGGTTAAAGAATACCTTATCGCTAAATTAGAAGCAGGTATGTAATGTTTAATCATGTTGATGTGAATCTCCCTAAATTATCAAGGGAGACTGTAGATGGAGTTCGTTATTATTCTGTTCCAGATGAAGATGAGTTACTTAAGTTAGTTTCTATTACTTCTGTTACTAGTCATTTTAATAAAGAAATCTTTGTTAATTGGCGAAAGAAGGTAGGTAATGAAGAAGCAGATCGTATTACTAAGGCAGCAACTGGACGTGGTACTGATATGCATACTCTTACTGAGCATTACTTAAAGAATGAAAATTTGCCTGAAGTTCGTCCCATATCTGATTTTTTATTCAAAATAGCAAAGGGACATCTTAATAAAATAGACAATATTCATGCTCTGGAAGGTTCCCTATATAGTAAAGAATTAGGTATTGCTGGAACTGTTGATTGTATTGCTGAATATGATGGCGAGTTAGCGATAATAGATTTTAAAACATCAAAAAAACCTAAACCAAGAAATTGGGTAGAACATTATTTTGTTCAGTGTATGGCATACGGATGTATGTTGTATGAATTAACGGGAATATCCGTCAAAAAATTAGTAATTATCATGGCTTGTGAAAATGGAGAATGTGTCATCTATGAAGAAAGAGACAAAGAAAAGTACATCAAACTTCTCAGCAAATACATTAGAAAGTTTGTTAAAGATAAATTGGAACTCTATGGAACCTAGTAAAGAACTCGAAAAAGCTATAGAGGATAAATTTTTAACTCCTTCTAAATTTGCTATAGAAATTGAAAAAATTGTAGCAGAAGAAGGATTTAATTATATTGATGCAATATTATACTATTGTGAATCTAATAGTTTAGAAATAGAATCAATTACAAAATTGATTTCAAAACCACTTAAAGAAAGACTTAAATGGGATGCCATTCGTCTTAACTTTATGAAAAAAACATCTAGAGCAAAATTACCATTATAATGGAAAAACTTGAGGGATTAACGTTTCTTGAACCTTTTCCTCATTTAATTATAAACAATTTTTATAATGATGAAGAACTTGAGTTAATTTGGGAAGAACTTAAATTCTATACTAAACCAGGTAAATTTTTACCTGCTAAGGACTATGGTGGTATAGAAGGATATACTGATTCAAAGGCATTATGTTTAGATCATCTTTATATTACTGGAGATCCTAATTATCGGCCAATATCCAATATTCTTACTGTTAATAGAAAAGTATTTGATGATTCTGTTCTTCAATCATTTTCAGACATACATGATTGTTGTGGGTTAGCATCACTATCAAATTATGATATTACAAAGGTAAGGTATTATCATAATGGTGATTATTATGATCCACATATCGATAAAAGTATTCAATTTTTAGCATTTTCTTATTTTTATAAAGAACCTAAGAGATTTACTGGTGGAGAGTTAATATTCCCAAAATATGATTTTGAGTTGACATGTGAAAATAATTCACTTATAATGTTTCCAGGTTGGGTAGAGCACGGAGTAAAAAAAGTAAATATGGAAGACTCTAATTATTATGAAGGCTATGGTAGATATGCTATCACTAGTTTTTTTGGAAGTAAACATATTAAAAAATGAAAGTGACTCCATTTGAGACCTACCGAACTTATCTCTCAATGAAAAGTCATTTTACTAACCCTAAGTATGACTTTTTTAAGTATGGGGGTAAGTCTCGTGCAACCATGACATCCTTTAATAAAAGAAAGGATAAGTATTGGTTTGAAAAAACATCTAGAAAATATTCCGATCAACAAGTATTGGATTTTTTATTATCAAATTTTGTAAATGCTGACACCCCACAAAACTTATGGATAGGAGAGATAATCAACTCTGGCGAAAGAACTTACGCAGAGTGGATGAGACGCAAACAGAGTATGACTTATATTTTCAAGGAGCAGTCCGAGAAATTACTCTTGGAGAGCGACTTAGAAAAGTTGTTCAGATGCTCGAAGGGACATCCAATTATTCTAAAAAAATATTTGGGTGGAGAGGTATCGCTAGAAACGCTTATCATACTGGAAAAAGTTTTTTCTTTCGTAAAGGACTTTGATAAAAAACTTACAGATCCTGTATGGGAAACCGTAAGTCTTAAAATTAAAAAATATATTCCCTTCATAAATATAAATGTATACAACTACAAAAAGATCCTAAAGGAGGTTATTAGTAATGGCTCTTGAGAATGCAGAAGTGCTTAAGAACTTACAAACTCAATTAACACAAGTTCAAGAACAACTTGAGGTTGGTCGTGCAACGGCTTTAAGACTTCAAGGTGCAATTGATGTTCTTACACAAATTGAAAGTAGCAAAGTTGAAGATGAAGCACCAGTTGATGGTGGTGAAGAAGAAGCTGAAACTACGGAGGGTGAATGAGTAATTTTTTCGAGTCCGAAATAATTCGGAACGAATTAAAAGAAATCAATAAGTTACAAGAAAGTGTTTACGGTAGCATGTTAACCTTTGGTGACATGGAACGTGAAGATCAACTTGAACATATTGATATGTTGAGTACTCTTTTAGATAAACAAAGAGTTATGTACACTCGATTGTCTCTATCAGATGATCCACAAGCTCATGCTTTAAAAGAACAATTAGAAAAGTCAGTTCAATTAATGGGTTTCCCTGAAGGAACTGATATTTCTGTTTTATTTAATGGTATGAATAACACTATTGATAAACTCAAACAAGTCGTTGACTATTGAGAGTTTCTTTGTTATAATAAAACCAAATCCAATTAAATCCAAATTAATCCGAGGTAATCTATGTCGTTTGCTAATCTTAAAAAGCAATCAAAACTAGGCTCTCTTACACAAAAACTTGTGAAAGAAGTCGAAAAAATGAATAACAATGGTGGTCAAGGTGATGACCGTCTTTGGAAATTAGAATGTGATAAATCAGGTAATGGTTATGCCGTTATCCGTTTTCTTCCTGCACCAGATGGTGAAGATTTACCATTTGTAAAACTATACTCCCATGCCTTCCAAGGTCCTGGTGGTTGGTACATCGAAAACTCTCTAACCACTCTTGGTCAGAAAGATCCAGTTTCTGAGTACAATACTACTCTATGGAACAATGGAACCGATGCAGGTAAAGAGACCGCACGTAAGCAGAAGCGTAAACTTACATACATTAGTAACATCTATGTTGTAAAGGATCCTGCTAATCCTGAGAACGAAGGTAAAGTATTTCTATACAAGTATGGAAAGAAAATCTTTGACAAACTAACTGCAGCAATGCAACCTGAGTTTGAAGATGAGGAAGCAATTGATCCATTTGATTTCTGGCAAGGTGCTAACTTCAAATTGAAGGCAAAGAACGTTGCTGGTTATCGTAACTATGACTCTTCTGAGTTCACTGCTGTTACTCCATTATTGGATGACGATGATGCACTAGAAGGACTCTGGAAGAAAGAAAACTCTCTTGCAGAACTTGTTGCTAATGATCAGTTTAAGTCATATGATGAACTTAAGACTCGTCTAAGTTATGTTCTTGGTAACAAGAAAGTCACTCAAGATGTAGAGACTATTGATGAAGATAATGATAGAGGTGAAGCAGAACAGTTAGTAACTGCTGCTGTTACATCAACACCTACTCCGTCTAGCACGGATGACGATGATGAAGCACTTTCGTATTTTGCGAAACTCGCTGCTGAATAACACAAGAAAGGGGTCTTACGACCCCTTTTTTAATATGGCATTGTAATATTAGTATTCTCTGTTTGTATTAGGTCATCATCCACATATTCAGATGATCTGCCATATACCATTACATCCCTAAAGTCATTTAAGAATTGTCCTAGATATTCATTTTTTAGCAAATATATTTGTCTTTTTTTATCATTTAAAAGAAGTTCATGGGTATAGTTTGAAATACCTGATCGAACATTAGATCCACTCTTAGTAACATATCCAGTAACAGCAGCTGAATTATCAGGATCATAAAATTTAACTGTGAAATCAGAGTTAACTCTTTGACCTTTTGGTAAAATTAATTTACCTTTACTATCTTTAATTTCTTTTGTTTCATAGTAACGTATTTGATTTAAATCATTTCCATATTTATCAAGTGCGAAGTCATATATATCTCTATTAGAAAGTGGCCAATCATTTCTAACATTTATTATATTAGCAGTAGTTAAAACAACCCAGTCCAATTCTGCACTACCATACATTTGTTCTGCTACAGTTTCAGGACGATATTCATCAGGTATTTCATATTTGTCAAAAACAGTAAATATATTTTGTAGATCATCTCTTACTTTAGATCTACGAAATATATTTTTTACTTCAATATAATCCAAAGAGGAATTTTTGGAAGGTAAGAATGATTGGTAAAGTAAGTTTGGTAGTTCTCTGAAATATCCCATTTTAATATCCTACTGTGTTGTCTGCATCATATCCATATTTGTCAAAGTAATCAATATCATAGATTGGTTCAAGTTCTTTAAAGGTTAAATCCATAATCATAGAAATTGGTTCTTTATTTTCATATGTTGCATATACTCCTTCTGCAGTATAATTAACAGATATATCTGTTAAGAAGCATTGTTTAAATTTATGTAAGAATGGATGATCCTTTCTTCCTGATTTATATCTTAATTCAAATACATTAGGTGTTTTTAAAAATAATGACGAACCACCAGCATTTACTTTGGGTGCCATATTCATTTTAAAAGTTCTCACAATTAATTTTATTTGTTCTGCTTCTTTTTCACTTCTAGGAGTCATTTTGAATGAGAATCTGAAGTTTCTTAGTGTAGGACCATTGAACAATAACTCCATATTTGGGTTAAATATTGTTCCGTCTTGTCTAGATAATATTTGATTTACAGTTACATTACCACCTAATGCATTAACTGCACTTGCTGCTAATTTCTTAGTAATTAGACCTCTTACATCATTACCTACTCCAGAATCAGTTATCATGTTTTTTATAACTTTTTGTCCTTCAGCTATAGCATTCCCCATACGAGTCTCATCTCCTTCAGGAGCCGTAGCAAGTGCCGTACCTACATTTTCCATTAGACCTGTTGCTCCACCCACTGCAGCACCAACAATACTGTTCATTTTAGAATCACCAGCACTTACTGCATTTCCATCTTGAATGTTTGCTGGTATCTGTAATAATACAGTTCCTTTATTTACTAATGATTTGGTTGATACACCTTTAGGAAGTTTATTTCTATTGATAGTATTTCTTCTATTACCTGGTAAAGAAACAAGAGATCCACCAGATTTTTCACCTATAGATGAATATTCTACAATATCAACTTGTAGATAATCTGTACTTTCCGTCATTGCTTCTAACGGATATCTTAATATACCACCCCTTGTTCTTATAGGTGCAACATTATTATTTAAAAACTTAGATGTAACAGCAGTCTTTGTTTTAGTTTTTACAGTTTCATCATCATCATTATTCTGACTAATTTCCTTTATAAGTTTCTGTCCATCTTTAGAAATTTTAGGATCTATTGAAAAAGATGTTTCTGCACTAAATCCAGTAAGACCAGCTTTGAAGAGAGTTGGATCAAAGAAGTCTTTAACACCTTTCCAGAAACCTCCTCCATTAACTACTTCAGTATCTCCAATAAAATCTTCGGGAGCTATACCAAATGCTGGATCATCATAATCTCGACCCCATTTATCAGTACCTTGGTTCTTAGCCATTATTGATATACTTCATTAATTATTAGTTATTTAGACGCATCTTCGCATAAGGTATTCCACGTAACGATTGTATCTCTTCATTCGATACAATATGCAGTTGTCCTATTACCTCATCCCATGTATATTGTCTGAATCCACCCCAATGAAAATTAATACCTCTAAAACCCCATTGAAAAATATCAGTGACTGCTACTAAAGGAAATTCATCATATTCTATATCAGGTGTTTTAGGTTGATAAACAAAAGTATAATACTTACCAGCCTCTGGAACTAATTCTGTTTCTGATAATATCTCTAGGATTTCAAGCATCCTATCATCAGGACTTACTGCACTAAGTATTTCTTGTTTTGCATCATCGATTCTATCTGCCATTACTTGATACCTAGTTCGTTTTCTGTTAATACTTTAAATTCTACCATTCTATCTTTACAATATTCTGATGCTGCTTCCCATTTTGCTTGATTTTTTACATATTCGCATACTTCACGAATATATTTTTTAGATTTTATTTTTTGTACCTTTGGTTCTATACATTGTTTCTTTGGTTTGATTTCAATTACATATTTTTTAATTTGTCCAGTATTTTCTCGTACCTTAATATAGAAGTCTGGAAAGTACCTATGGTATCTATTATCTATTGGTGACTTGTAAGGAATAAAGAATTCTTCACTTCCCCATTCTAAAATATTCTGATTACTATCACAATATTTCATAAACTTTAGTTCCCATAAAGAACGGTATATTATATTGGTATAATCCCCTTTATACTTCTTAGGAATGCTTGGTCTGAATTTTCCTTTATAAGCCATCTAAATAGAAATAATATAAGACTCGTAAGGTATTTAGAGTGGCAAAGGGTATAGCACAAAGAATAACAATGCAGGATGTCAAGGAGAAACTTGGCAAACTGTCGTTGACGAATCAGTATCAGGTTCATTTTTCAACTTTAAGTAAGACAATATCAGATTATCTCAAAAGGAGTAGGGGACTTATTGATATTGATAATTTTTTATCTAGAAATGTTGGAATTTTATGTTCTGATGCATCTTTACCTGCTAGTGCATTTGCAACGGGGGAAGTAAAGGATAATTTTATGGGTATTCCTCAAGAGTTTGCTCATACTAGATTATATACTGATATTGATTTTACTTTTTATGTGGATGAAGATTATAAATCTTTAAGTATTTTTGAAGGATGGATGGATTATATTTCTAGTGGTGCAGATATTGATCCTGAAGAAAGGGCATTCTATAGAAGATTTAGGTATCCAGATGATTATAAAGTCAATACAATGACTATTACTAAATTTGAAAGAAAGATGAAAAGTAAGTTAATGTATGAATTTAAAAATGCTTTTCCTAAATCTATTACATCTTTACCTGTTACTTATGGAGCAGCAGATTTATTAAAAGTTACAGTTAACTTTAACTATGATAGATACGTTGTAAATAGAAGTTAAAATTACCCCTATAAATAAAATTACTGAAGTGTGAAAACATTATGCCATTACCAAAGATTAATACTCCAACTTATGAGTTGACTTTACCCTCTAATAATAAGAAAATTAAATATCGTCCCTTTCTCGTAAGGGAAGAGAAGATTCTTATTATGGCATTGGAGACTGAAAATAGTGAAGATATATCAAATTCTGTTGTAGATATATTGTCTGAATGTATCCTTACAAAAGGAGTAGATGTTACTAAACTTGCTACTTTTGATATTGAATACTTATTCTTGAATGTTCGTTCAAAATCAGTTGGTGAAACTGTTGAAGTTAATATAGTTTGTCCTGATGATAATAAAACATCAGTTCAAATGGAAATTAATCTTGATAGTATTAAAGTTCAAAAAACTAGAGGGCATAAGAATATTATTAAACTTGATGATCAATACTCTTTGAAACTTAAATATCCTTCTCTTGACGAATTTATTGGAAATAATTTTGATACTAATGAAAGTAATATGGTTGATAAATCTCTTAATATGATTAGTTCATGTATTGAAATGGTTTATGATGAAGAGGAGAGTTGGGATGCTTCTGATTCAACTAAAGAAGAATTGGAAGAATTTGTAGAACAATTAAACAGTAAACAGTTTAAAGCAATTGAGAAATTTTTTGAAACAATGCCTAAACTTTCTCATAAAGTTAAAGTAACAAATCCAACCACTGAGGTGGAATCTGAAGTAGTGTTGGAGGGGTTGGCAAGTTTTTTCACTTAAGTATGGCTCATACTAGTCTTGAGTCATACTATAAAGTAAATTTTGCCTTGATACAACACCATAAATACTCTTTAACAGAGATAGAAAATATGATTCCTTGGGAAAGGGAAGTGTATGTGACTTTATTAAAACAGTACATAGATGAAGAAAACCTAAAACAACAAAGTGGCAGTTAAACCTTTAAAAATAAATACGACTAATATCAAATCTCCTTTTGGTAGTGGAGGTTCTATACCATCAATTTCTGCTGGTACTAAGTTTAATCTTAAAGCAGTAGAATCACTTAAACCTGTTACTATCGAAAGTCCAACACTTGAGATGGAACTTGCTGATGATATGGAGGTAGTTAAAAGGGATATTAGTGGAATTAATAATAGTGTTAATAGTCATGGAAAACGTATTAATATGTTATCTGGGGCAGTATCCACCCTAAATGAACAGTTAGAAGAAACTACTGCAGTAATAAAAGATATTGGAAATGCATTAGCATTAGATTTTGCTAATAGAATTACTGAACAGAAAAAAGATAATAAACAATTAAAATCACAGAAAGACTCACTTAAAAAAGAACGTGCTGAAGATAAATTAGAAAGAAAAAAAATAGGAAAAGGTGGAGGTATAGGATCTAAGTTAGGTGGTGTAGCAAAAGCAGGAACAGGAATTAATTTTGGTGGCATACTAGATGCTGCTAAAATTCTTGGTGTTGGTATTGCTATTAATGCATTGTGGCCAAAAATAAGTGATATATTTGCGTGGACAATGAACAATCTTGATAAGGTATTATTAGTTGGTGGAGCAATACTTGCACTTAATGTTGTTGGTGGAATTGGTACTTTACTTTCAATAGGAGCTCTTTTAGCAAATCCTTGGGTGCTTGCTCTTGTTGGATTATTAGGATCTGGAGTTTTAATTAATAAAATAATTGATAATATTAGAAATAAAGAAATAAATGACAAAAAACTTAAAGAAAACACTAAAAAGAAGATGGAGAAATATGGATTTACTGATGAAAAATTTGATCTAATACAAACTAACCAGTGGTGGGATTTTCTTGATTGGTTCCCAGATACGTTTAAAGTTAAACCAAAGGAGATGAATAGTGGTGGAATAGTTCCTGGTTCAGGTAATACTGATAATTTCCCTGCATTATTAACACCTGGTGAAGGTGTTATTGATGCTGATACAATGGCATCAATTTCTCAAAAACCTAGTGGAATAAATTTAATTGAAATGGATTTACCTCCAATAAGACTTCCTTCAAAAAAAGAAAAGAAAGTTCCTTTAGGGGAAACAACAAATGTTGTTCCTATTTCTTCTATTAATAGAATGAATCTTTATATGACTAAAACCCCAGAATTACATGGAATAATAATATAAGATTATGCCATTACCAGCAGTAGCAGTAGGAATAGCGAAAGTAGGAGCCATTATTAGTAAGGGAGCAATGGTAGCAGGAAAGGGACTTGCTGCTGGTGCAAAGGCTGGTGCAAAGATTGGTTCTTCTGCTGTAAAAACTGGATCTCGTGCTACAAGTAGTAGTGTAAAAGGTGCTAAGAATTTAAAAATATCAGTAACTAATATTAGAAGTGTTCTTAATAAAAAAACTAAGAGATTGACTAATTTAAAAAAGATAAATGTAAGAGATCAGAATAATATATTAAAAGAAGAAAGGAAACGGGTAAAGGAAAAGAAGTTAGAATCTCAAAATAAGAATAAGAAAAAGAAAATGAAAATGCCAGGACCAATAAAAGGTGCTATTCAGAAAATTGGACAAGTTGGTGGATTATTATTAGCTGGAATTGGGATAAATGTTCTTTTTGAAATGTTAGATAAAACAAAAAAAGAAGCTGATGATTTGAATATTAAAGTTGATAACAAGTGGGGTTCTAGTGCTTCAAAAAGAAAAGACATGGAAAATAAATTAGATAAGATTGATACTAAAAAATTGACACTAGATGCTAAGAAATTTGGTAATATGATGGAGAGAGAGAAATCAAATATACCAGATGTTAAAGATCCTAATTCAACTATAACAGTAAAAGATGGTGATGGAACAAGTAAAAAAATGACAGCAAAGCAATTTATGTTTTGGGGAAGAAAAAAAAGTATTGATGATAATTCTTCAAATAATAATGTTTCTATAAATTCTGGAGATGATACAAGTTCTACAAATAGTGTTATTCCTTTAGACAAGGATAAGAATCTTAGTAGTTTGTTAAATAATAATGATAATAAACAAACTGTGATTTTGACAAGACAAGTTGTTGAAGTACCTGTAGATTAGGAGGATATAAATGTCAGGAAGTGCAGCACGAGCATCCATTTATGAGAAGATGGAAATTAGTAAAGATGGTAAGAATGCCAATCTTATAGGTAAAACTGTAAGTTTTGATTACTATGAAAGTTTGTATTCTCCTGAAGTAACTGCTACTTTACTTTTTGTTGATGCTGGTGCATCTATTGAAGCTAGTAAAGAACAAGATAGTCAGGGTAGACTTGGAAGTATTAAAAGTGCATTACCAATTACGGGTTATGAGGATGTTCAAGTAAAAATTAAATCTAAGTCAGGAACTTTAAATTTTCCATTTAAAGTTAATGGTGCTCCTACTTTAACAGAGGATTCAAATCGTCAAAGTGTTTTTCTATCTCTTAAATCCAGTTCTGCTTATGAAAATTTAGATATTAAAGATCCATGTAAGAAGTATAAAGGTAGAATTAGTGATACTGTTAAAAAAATACTTAAAGATCTCAATGTAAGAAAATCTACTATAGATCCTACACAAAATAATTATGATTTTTATTCAAATGGTGTAGGTGGATTAGATTTAATAAATGATTTATGTAGAAGATCTATTCCCCAAAATGGTGATCCTGCATACTTCTTTTATGAAACACAGAGAGGTATTAACTTTAGAGGTATAGATAATCTTATATCTCAAAGTCCAGTCGAAACTTATACATATTCTGGTGGTTCTAAGGCAAATCTTGATAATGATAATAATGACTATAGGATTTTATTGCCACCAAATATTATTAAAGATCAAGACGTAGAGGAAGCATTGAAGTATTATAGTAGTCGTAATGTATTCTTTAATCCTTCAAATCTTGAAGTTGAAGAACCTAAAATTTATTCACTAAAGAATAGTAAGGTTAAAAAACTCTTGGGAAGGAAGCCAGCATTTGAAGATAAGATAAAGAGTTATAGTACAAGTAATTTTGTTGTTTTAGATATTGGTAGTACTGATGCTGATCCTAATGAATTAACTCCTAATAATGATCCAAGAGAATGGCAAGCAAAATCTCCTATGAGATATAATCTTCTTCATTCTCAAATAATGGAGATTCAAGTTCCTTGTAATTTACAATTAAATGCTGGTGATGTAATTAAATGTGAATTTCAAAGACAAGGTGAAACTGCAATGGGTGGTGTTGATCAACAGCAAAGTGGTAAATACTTAATATTACATCTTTGTCATCATTTTGATACTGAAAGGTCATATACTTCTATGACCATATGCCGTGATGCTTACGGATTATACACTAATAAGAGTTAGATATGACTGATAATAATACATATTTTGGTAAAAATGGATTACGTCCTTTTATAGGGAAGGTAGTTAAGTTTGATGCTCAGAGAGAATTAGTTTCTGGACAATCTTGGGGGTGGAGATATAAAGTTCGTATTGTAGGAGATTTCTCAGATAAAGATAGTGTTGATGATGGAAAGGTTGTTACTGCTTCTGCACTTTTACCTACAACTAGTGGAACAGGCGGTGGAGGAAGAACTGCTCCTGTTAGATTAGCCCAGGGAGATATGGTATTGGGTGCATTTTTAGCACCTAATAATGGATTTCCTGTTATCTTAATGGCTTTTCCTAGAACAAAAATTACACCAAATGCCAATTCTAAGAAAGAAGATCCTGATACTAAATTTGGAATTGAATCTGGATTTGTTGGAAAGATGATTAAAGGTTTGACCGAAGGTTATGAATTTTCAGGTCATGATGATATTATCACACCTATAATAGAAACCGTAGTAAAGAAAGGTGGAGGTGAGACAAAATCTACTCCTAAGGAAGAGTTGAATAATGTTAAGGGTGGGCAGGATGATGAAAATGCTATTGGTGCAACTCCAGATCCAAAAACTCCATTAACAGATGAAGGTGAAGAAGTAATAAAAGGAGAGAATCGTCCAACTGTTGCAGAAAGACGAGCAGCTAGAAAAGAATTTGATAAGAGACTTGAACAACTTGATAACCAATATAATGGAGCAATTCCAGAATCAGAGTATGATAAAGCATTTGAAGAAACCTTAGGTAGAAAAAATAATCAAACAAATAATAGTGTAATTAAACAAATTGCTAAGGATAATAAACTTTCACCTGATATTGTTGTTGCAATTGTAGAAAGTGATGATGATTCATATTCTGAGATAGCCAGAAAATTAAAATATGAGGCTGGAAAGGAACTTCAACTTTATGAATATGGGGAAAATGGTGAACCACCATTTAAATTACCAAATGGTACGAAAAATCCAGAATGGGTTGAATGGAACAAAAAGGAAATGGAATTGATAAGAAATTCTCCTGATGGTACTTACCTCACATTACAGTAATAAATAAAGTACGGATAGAATTAAGATGACTTCAAGTTATAGGCAAGACAAACAAGGTAACATTTATCAAGATACTAATGGTGGTGCTACTGAGGGTGGGACAACAACATTATTGATGGGTGTTACTGTTGATGAGGGAACTGGTATTGGTGGTGATGGAGGAATAACCACAAAGATTTTTAATGAAACCTCAGAAATTCCTAAGTTTCCAAAAAATCCACCTGAACCTCACGAATTAACCAGACAACAACTTAAAGCATATAGAACTCTTATAAGAGATAATCCTCTTGATGAAGATTGGCAGAAAAAAATTAAAGATCTTAAAGATAGATATCCAAGACTTGCTAATGAGAAAGCTTTTTCAAGTGAACAAATAAATGGATTATCTGACGAAGATTATGAATCTTATGTAAGTAGAATTTCCAAATATAATGCAGTAAATTTTGCTAATGTTCAACCAGTATCACCATCTACTGCAAAAGAGGTTCTTGCTGCAGATCACTGTAAAGGTAACTTTATAGATGAGGTAGAAGTTCAATTAAATAATTTTATTGATTTAGTAAGTAGAGCACAACAATTTAATCTTGATCTTCCTGGCGAGATAAAGGGTATATCAAAATTAATTGGTAAAGCATCCCAATCATTTGTTAGTGGTATTGCTAATGGTTTGGCAGATGGGATGATTGATTGGGTAAAAAATGGAATGGATAAGATTGCATCTGACATATTTGCTGCTTTCCCAAAATTTCAAAAAGCACTTCCTAAAGTTATTGGTGCACAATCTGCATTAATACCATTTGTCACAAAAATGTTTGGGTCGGTAGATTGTCTTGTGAATAAGGTTACTAATGCCTTGACTGGTGCTGTTGAAGATATGTTGACTGGAATGATTAAGAATGTACTGAATGGTCCTGCTTGTGCTATTAATCAATTTGTAGGTGCTATAACTGGTAAAATTGGTTCGTTAGTTGATAATTTTATTTCTCCTGTTACAGGTCCATTAAACAAAGTTCTTGGTGCAGCATTTAAAGTAAAGGATTTTGTTAGCAAGGGAGCTAGTCTATTAAATAAACTTCAAGATCCTTTTGGATGTAAAAAAAAGAAAGAAAAATGTGTTAATCCTAAGTATAAAATTGATGGTAATGGTATAAAAACTAAAAGTGATGCTGAACAGCAGAATGTATTGGATAGAGTATTTAAAGGTGGAAATGATGCTATGGATCAAGTAGATGAGAAAAAGGGTGGTCTTCTTGGTGGTGTTAAAAAGAATATAACTAATTTTGAAAAAGAGTATGGTCAATGGTCAATATTTGGATCTAAAGTTGGTGAAGCAGAAGATCATGGTCTTGGTACTAATTGTTATACTGGAAATGTATTTAAATGTGGTGCTCCTAAAGTAACATTATTTGGTGGTAATGGAATTGGAGGTGCAGGAAAAATTCTTCTTGGAAAATTTGTAGATAATCTTGATGTAAATGATATCTATGGTGATATTGAAAGAACTGCTAGTATTGTAGGTGTTGAAATAACTGATCCTGGTGAAGGATATACTGATGAACCACTTGTTTCATTTAGTGACAGTTGTGATAAGGGATATGGTGCTTATGGTCAAGCAGTTGTTGATAAAAATGTAAATTCTCCTACTTATGGACAAATTACAAATATTGTAATTCTAAGTGAAGGTGAAAATTATCCTGTAGATCTTCCAGCAGAAACAAAACCAGTCTATATTAAGGAAATTATAGTTGAAAATCCAGGTAAAGGGTATGAAGATGCTGAAATTGAGGATGAGTGCTTAACTCTAAATGTTGTTGATGGTAGAATTAAGAGTATTGATGTTACTTGTCAGAAAGAATATAGCAGTATTCCTACAATAAAGATTAAAAATGCTGGATTTGGTGCTGTTCTTCGCCCTATTATGACAACAGAAAGACGTATAATTGAACAAGATCTTGTTCAGTCTATTGATTGTGTGGGTAAACCATTGCAACCAGAAAGAGGAAGTTAATAAGTGGCAAATCAAGAGAATCGCACTTGCGATGTACTAAATCAAAAATTAATTATTGAATCTGGATCAGAGGTTGTTGGATATGCTGGAAAGACTGCATATATTATGGAATCTCGAACTGAAGATAATGTATTATATAATCAGAGTTTGCATGAAGGTAGTGGTTTATCCAGACAATATGCAGGTAAAACACTACAGGTAGAGTGTGGTTTTCAAAATAAGGATGAGGAAATCAGTTATAGAATGATAACTCATCATGGAAGTTATGCTGTTAATGCTGATAAAGGTGCTATTTTACTTAAGGCTGATAATATTTGTTTGGAAGGTAATAATGTTACTATTAAAGCAAAAAATACAATAAATATCGGAAATCTTGATCGTACAACCGATCAAATCAATCTTAATGCGAGAAAGATCCAAGTCTCACGTAATAATGGTAATTTGGGGGATTTTTTGAAAATTAGTGATAAGTATAAAGCATTTGCTAGTAGTTTTGTAAATAATAAGTTAGGTTCGATAGGAGCCTCTGCTCTTGGTGGAGGTGGTCTTAAAGGACTTGCTAAAACTGCTGCTACTGCATATGCTGGTCCTGCTGGTGGTTTGGCAGTTGATGCGTTACTATAGGAGGATATATGACACAATTAAGTAATCAAAATACATGGGCTGGTCAATCAATATTTGAAGATGTTTATATCTATGGAACCCTTCATTATGACTTTAAAGGTGATGCTGCTTTTAGAAATTTAGAATTAGATACCCTTAAAGTTCTAGGAAACTCAGAGTTTCTTGGTCTTACTACGTTCTATGGTGATGTTGATATTAAGGCTAACTTAAATACAGAATATTTAACAGTTTTTCAGAGATTAGATGTTGGTGCTGGTGGAACAGTATTTACGGGAATTAGTACAGGTGCTGGTCCAGAAGGTGGTAGAGTTGGTGTTGCAAATACAGAACCTTTAGGAAGATTTCAAGTTGGTGGTCCTAATACTACTGGTGTTGGTGGTGAAGTAGAATCTAAAACTTTTATAGTAACAAATGATGGAATAATTGGAATTGGAACTACAATTCCAGGTCGAGAAACAGCTCAGATGATTAGTGATCCTGTAAAACTTGATGTGCAGGGTAGTGTACGAATTAGTAAAAATATTTTTGACTCTGCTGAATCTCCAGGTGTAAATGGATATTATTTAAATCGAGATGTAGATGGAATTAGATGGGTTGAAGCATCTCCTTTGTCATTAGAAGGAATATTTGTTCAAGATGAAGGGGTATATCAACCAAATCCTGGAACTGCTAGAACATTCTCAACTTTAAATTTCTGGGGAACTAATAGTCTTGGTTTAGGTACTGATAATGTAACTGCTTTACCTGATATTGATAATCCTACTGCTATTGCAAGAATAGAGAATCGGGATTATTGGGGATACACAACACCAGGTGCTAATGATACTGCAATCTATAGGATGACTAAGGTTGGTATTAAGAATAATAATCCACTTTATGTTTTAGATGTTACTGGAAATTTTCAAGTTACTGCTGAAGCTCAAGTTGGTGGTGGTTTAAATGTAGATGGTGCAACTACTCTTAATAATACATTAGATGTTGATGGTGCTACAACTCTCAATAATACTTTAGATGTGGATGGAGTTGCTACTTTTAATGATACCACAGACTCTACATTGCCAGCAAATGGATCTGTTCAAATAGATGGTGGTGTTGGTATTGTTAAGAGATTGAATGTAGGTGGTCAGACAATAATTTTAGATACAACAGAATCAGGTAGTAAAGATGGTGGTGCACTTGTAGTTGATGGTGGTGTTGGTATTGAAAAGAATTTAAATGTAGGTGGTAATGCTTTAGTTTCAGCAGGAACAGATGCGACTAGTAGTAGCACAGGTGCATTAAGAGTAGTAGGTGGTGCTGGTATAGGTGAAGATTTGTTTGTTGGTGAAGATGCTGAAATTGAGGGAACTACTGGATCTACTTCTACTAATTCAGGTGCACTTATAGTTCGTGGTGGTACTGGTATTGCACAGAATCTTTTTGTTGGAAATGATGTAAAAATTGAAGGAACTACAGAATCGAATGATAAAGATACTGGTGCATTAATAGTTGATGGTGGTGTTGGTATTGAAAAGAAATTAAATGTAGGTAGTGATGCAAAAATTGATGGAACTACTCAATCCACGAGTAAAGATACTGGTGCATTAATAGTTGATGGTGGTGTTGGTATTGAGAAGGATGTTCATATTGGTGGAACTACTCAATCTGAAGATACAGATACTGGTGCACTTGTAGTTGGTGGTGGTGCTGGTATTGAGAAGAATGTTAATATTGGTGGTTCTATAACAGTAGCAGATACGACAGTATCAACCAGTTGTACAACTGGTTCTGCTGTTTTTGGTGGTGGTATTGGTGTTGGTGGAACGGTTTATATTTGTGGTGATGCGATAGTTGAAGGAACTACTCAATCAACTGATAAGGATACTGGTGCTCTTATAGTTGATGGTGGTGCTGGTATTGAGAAAAATCTTAATGTTGGTGAAGATGCAAAAATTATTGGTACTTTAGAGTTAGAAAACTCTATTATTGATAAGTTAAACAGTGTTGGTTATGATGCTAGTCGTACAAAGAATGATTATAGATTATCTGCTGTAGGTAGTGGTGTATCATGGAGACCTTCTGGTGTAGATACTGATAATGCGATTTGGGTTACTGTTGATGGTGATGATACTAATACTGGATTATTAGAAGGTGATGCAAAGAGAACTGTTGGTGCTGCTGCATCTATAGCAAAAGAAGGAGATACTATTATTATTCGTTCTGGTACTTATACTGAGAATAATCCAATTGGATTGAGAACAGATGTTTCAGTATCTGGTGAAGATTTAAGACTTGTAACTATTATTCCTCAGAACAGAACTAAGGATGTATTCCATGTTAGAAGAGGATGTTTGATACAGAATCTTAACTTCTCTGGTCCTCAAGATGATGGACAAGGTGGAGTTTCATATAATCATCCTGGATGTGCAGCTGCTGCTTTCCCACCATTAGATACTCCTGCTGCTACTGGATATGCTCATACTGGTCCTGCTAATGAAGGTCCGTCTGGTAGGTGGAAATCTCCATATGTTAGAAACTGTACTAACTTTATGACTGGTAGTATTGGTATGAAGATAGATGGTAATCATGCTAATGCTGATTTTGGCGGTACTAATAATTTAGGACAAGACTTTAAATCATTTGTTTGTGATGCGTTTACACAATATAATCAGAATGGTATTGGTGTATCACTTACAAACAATGCATATGCTCAGTTAGTTTCTATCTTTACTATTGGTTGTGACATAGCAATTTATTGTGATAGTGGTGGACAGTGTGATTTAACTAACTCTAACTCATCCTTTGGTAATGTTGGATTAAAGGCAGATGGAGTTGGTGCTGTAGAATTTACAGGTACAACAACAGGAAATGTAGCTGCAGATAATGATACTTTCCAAATTACTAATCTTACAGATGTTCAGGGAAGATATAGAAAACCTTTTGATGGACAGGGATTATTCTTTAAGATTAATCTTTCAGACTATCTTGATATAACTGGAAGTGGAATTATAGAAGAACCAATGCAATTAATTCGATCTATCGAAGTTGTTAATGGTGGAGCTAATGGAGATTATAATTCAGCAGCACCTCCAATTATTACTGTTCCAAATCCATTAGGACCAGAATCTATTCAAGCAGAATTTTCTGCGAATGTGAGTGCTGCTGGAACAATTACATCTGTTGATGTTCTTGCCAGTGGTAGAAATTTCTTGCCAAATCAATCATTTGCAGTTAATATTTCTGGTACAGGTAGTGCACAACTTACGGCAAATACAGATCCTATTTTATATACTGTAAGTCTTGCTACTCCACCAACAGATACTGTTGGATTAACCACAGTAACTTTTAATGAATTTGTTCCGTATAAGGTTAATAGTGGAGTTGATATTGAACTCTTCAGAATTAGTCGTATTATTACCAGTTCTCATTCATTTGAATATATCGGTGCTGGTACAGATATAAATAAAGCGAACCCCTTCCAAGGTGGTGAACCTATTACTGCAAATGAAGTTATTGCTATAAACGGAGGTCAAGTTCCATTTACTAGCACTGATCAAAAAGGTAATTTTAGAATTGGTGATGGATTAACAGTCGATCAAACAACTTCAACTATTCGAGGAAGAGACTTTAACAGAGCAATTCAAGCCCAATTAACACCATTAATACTAGCGTTGAGATAATATGGCAATAGCACCAGTAAATAAGTTTATATCAATCGTTGTACCTGTAGCACCAGGACAGCAGGAACTTTATCAGGTTCCAACAGGAACTTCTGCTCTAGTATTATATGTTCAAGTAGCAAATGTCGGTGTAGGTACATATCCAACAGTCACTTTAACTCAGAGAAGAGAATCAAGAAGTACAGGACTTACACGAGATGTAAGAGTCATAAAAGATATAGAAATACCACCAAATGATGCAGCAATTCTTGTTGATGGTAGAATGGTGTTGGAAAAAACACCCCTAGTTTTAGATCGTTTATTGGTTAGTGGAGTACAAAGTGGTTTAGCTACAATCACTGATGTTACTTATTGTGAACCATTAGGAATTGCTACAGTAACTACGATAGATAATCATGGATTTAGTGCAGGTGATCCGATTACTTTAGCTGGAATAGCATTTACTTGTGCTAATAATAATTCTGGTATCACAACTACAATTTTTCCAGATCCACAATCATCTTATGTTGTGGAAGCGGTTACTGATCCAAAGTATTTTTCTATTCGTGTTGGTTCTTCTAATGGTATAACTCATTTTTATAATGGTGCTCAACACAGTTATGTCAGGTCAGACGTTAATTCAGTATTTGCTAATGGTAATGCAGTTTACTTTACTCCTACCAGTGGAAGTTATGATTCAGGAACAGGAGATTTAGAATTAAATATACCAGGTCATGGACTTTTTGCATCTGCAACATCACATACTCCAAACTGGGCATTCTATACTCCTTCATCAGGAATTATGACTGTTACCACGGCAACTGCTCATGGATTTTCTACAAATAATGTTGTTAAATTTGATGATTATGCATTAGCATTTAAATGTGCAATGGATGGTAGTAGTTCTATAAAAAAATATCCAAGATCAACAGATCCTATAAGTGGTAAGTGGAAAAAAATTACTGTAGGTACTACAACTTCATTTACAGTAGATGTAGGGAAAAGTAATCTTGTTAATTTTACACCTACTGCTGGTGAATATAATGGTGCTGTTGGTATTATGACTCTTACTATTGGTAGTCATAGTTTACCTGGTCCTACAACACATAGTCCAACTAATGCTGTTTATAACCCTACAACAGGTGTTATGACAATTACTCTTGCTAATCATAATTTTATTAACGGAGATTTAATTAAAATTGATGATGATGCTATAGGTTTTACATGTACTCATGGTTCTGGAACTAAGTATTATCCTAGATCAACTGACCCAATTTCTGAGAGATGGATTCCTATCACATATATTGATGCTAATAGTTTTAGTATTCAGGTCTTGGATTCTGCTCCCTCTACTAATACTACTACTCATACGTTTGTATCATGGACTGCAAGTACTTTAAGTAGAGCAACTACATCAGTTAAGATAGCAACAGAATCTATTAAATTTACTTGTGCACAAGATACACATGCATCTATAAAATCTTATCCAAGAGCAAGTGGTTGTACTGGACCTAATTGTGTTGGTGGAGCTGATCCTTATTACAATAAACCTGTTCCTATTGTGGAAGCAGGTGACACAACAATTGCTTTAAATGTTGGTAGAACCACTTCTGGTGGTATTCATACATTCTCATCTGCAGACGCTGATGCTATTGTTAGTGGTGGTGATTATGCTCATACTCCTGTTCCTGCTTCCTTTACTGCTAGTGGTATGAAGAGAGCAGCTGATTATATTGGTATTGCTACAGAATCAATAGTCTTTACTTGTAGTCAAGATGGAGATGCTACAGAGCATGGATATCCAAGAGCAAGTGATCCTGCTTATAATAGTAATTTACCAATTATCGAAGGAGATACTAATAATATTACTGTAAATGTTGGTGTGAATACGAGTGGTGGACTTGTTGGACCACTTCAGATGGAATTTATCGCAAGTATTCTAGAGAATAGTAATGCCTAAGTATCTTAGTGGTAGAGTAAAAAGAACACCTCAGAGTGCTTTAACGGATGATAGATATCAATATCTTGGATTAGAGCAAGCTGAACCTAATATTGGTGATCCTACAACTTCTTTACCTGCTGTTCCTGTAGGTCAACAATATCAACTAGTTTCTCTTGTAAATTATCCAGGAGAAAGATATTGGGTTACAAAAAGTGGTGGTATAATACCTGGTGCTATTAGTTTATATGATGAAGGAAGTCTTGTAGGAACTGCTGACAGTATTACTCAAGTTGACTTTCGAGGAAATGCGATAAATGTAGTTGCTGATCCTTATGTTGATGGTGTATCTACAGGTGTTGCTGGAACTGTTACTGTTAGACCTCCTGGTGATAATGGGAGTGTTTTATTTAAAAGTTCTGATGATTTTGCTACGTCAGCAAATTTAGTATTTGATACTACTGTTGGTATTCTTACGGTAGGTAAAGGATTAGATATAGGAATAGGTGGAACTTTCTTTACAGTATCTCCTGGAACTGGATATGCTGGTATATTAACTGCTGCTCCCACACAAGAATTGCATGTTCTTGGTAATTTTAGATTAGAAGAACATCTTTATGATTATAGTAATAGTAAAGGTACTCAAGGTAATATTTTAAGTAGAGGTGCTACAGGTGTTGAATGGATAGCACAATCTTCAGTTATATCAGGTGCTGGTGGAACAATATATGAAATGCAATATCACAGTACTGCTGGTACTGTTGGTGGTGCTGATAATTTTGTTTATCGTGCAGATACAAATCGTGTTGGTATAGGAAGTACACAACCAAGAGTTTTATTGGATGTTGTAGGTGTATCTTCATTTACAGGGGATGTTAGGGTTGATGGTGCTATTGATGGTAGTACTTTGTATATCACTGGTATTAGCACATTCCTTAATGTTATTAATGCAGATGGTGGTATAACTGCAAACACTGCAAAAGTTACTGATCTTACAAGTGGACGGGTTGTTACTGTAGGAACGGGTGGAGAGTTAAAAGATAGTGCTAACTTAACTTATGATGATTATACTCTAAGCAGTCAAGGAGTAAATGTTTCTGGAACTACTACAACGGTAGGATTAAAGGCTAGTGGTGTTGGTACTATATCTAACATTGAGATTGGTAAAGTTGATAGTACTACTATTGATACAATAGCAGGTGATCTTAAATTAGAATCTGCTGGTGGATCAGTAGATATATCAGCTTCTACTACATTTGAAGTTTTAAATGTAACTGACTCTTGGAGTGTAGATACTGGTGCTGTTACAGTAGATGGTGGTGTTGGAATTAATAAGAATGTAAATATCGGTGGATCAATTACTGTATCTGGTCTTTCTACTTTTACTGGTATAGGAACTTTTGGTGATGATCTTTATGTTGAGGGTGATTTATATGTTAAGGGTGCCCAGATTTTAGAAGAAGGTAATTTCCAGAGACTTATTGTAAGTCCAGGAATTTCAACGTTTAAAGGAGATGTACAACTTCATGGTGTTAATGGTATAACATCAGCTTATTGGGATAAGTCTGATAATGCACTTAAGTTTATTGATGATACAAAAGCTATATTTGGTACTAGTGAAGATCTTCAGATATATTATACAGATGGTGATGGATCTAATGAGGGTAGTGTATTCAAACACACAGGACCACATGATATGCGGTTCCAAGTACCTACAGGTAGTCATGATATAGTATTTGAAACTACTAGTGGTGCTAATTTAGCAGTATATAATGCTGATGGAGCTGTAGATTTATATTATAGAGGAGGTACTGGTGCTGGTAGGAAATTTGAAACTACTTCACATGGAGCTAAAATAACAGGAATTTTAACTGTTACTCAAAATGTAGAGGCTGTAGATGGTATTCTTTCAGGTATTTTAACTGTAAGTGATGTTTCATACTTAAATGCGAATGTAGTTTTAGGTGATGCAGATACTGATAATATAACTGTTGTTGGTAGAGTAGATTCTAATATTGTTCCTGATGCTGACAATACCTATGATTTAGGTACTGATGTTCTTAGATGGAGAACGGGTTATTTTCAAACAATTTCAGGTTTAACAAATCTCGATGTTAATTACCTATATGTCTCTGGCATTGCAACTTTTAAAGATGATGTACAGTTTCATGGTGCTAATGGTATAACATCAGCTTTCTGGGATAAGTCTGCTAATCGACTTAAGTTTAATGATGAATCATATGCTAGTTTCGGAACAGGAAATGATTTAAAAATATATCATACTAATACACTTAGGGATCAAAATGATTCTAATGGAGATTCAATTGTTGATGGTAGAACCTCATTAATTGAAGAGGTAGGACCAGGTGGATTAATATTTAAGTCAAATGGTGGTGATGGACCAGGAGCATATCAATTCTTTGATCAAGATTGGCGTAACTTATTAAAATTGCATGGTGGTAATAATGCAAGAGCAGTTATCTATAGTCAGGGTAATCCACGTATAGAAACAACTGGCGTTGGTGCTACTTTCTATGGTAATGTTGGTATCAATTCACTGACTGTATCAGGAATTGCTACCTTTGCAAGTGCAGTTCATGATAGTACTGGGAGTGCTGGAAATAGTGGATGGATTTTAAGTTCATTAGGTGCTTCTGGAACACAATGGATAGACACAGGAACTGTATCAGTAGAAAATGCAGAGAAGGTTAGAGTTAATTCTAAGAGTGATGATAATACTTATCATATAACATTCGTTGATGATACATCAACAGCTTATCAAGGAATTAATGTTGATAATGATAGTTTAACTTGGAATGCATCAACTAATTTATTAACTGCTCAAAAGTTAAAAGTACAATCAATAGAAGAATGGGCTAGTGTTGATACTGGAGCAAATGAGCAGGTTATAACAGCAGATGGTACTGGTGGATGGACATGGAAAGATAATACAAGTGGTGGTATTGGTACAGTATTTGTAAAACAATTCTCAGATGATAATACTTCCCCAAGATCTGTAAGGTCATGTCTCAATCCAATTGATGTAGATGTTAGTACACCAGGAATTTCAACTATTGGAATTGGAACAACTAGTAATGCATATGGACATAAATTTGTACAAACAGATGATCCTACTAGTGTAGCAGGTGGTAGTTACACAGTTTGTGATGGTGATTTATGGTATGATGAAACTGCTAGTGGTGGATCAGGTGGTGGTGTAACTGATGGTGATAAGGGTGATGTAGTTGTAAGTGGTAGTGGAACGATTTGGAATTTAGATACTACTGGAGTAAGTGCAGCATCATATACTAATGCTGATATTACTGTAGATGCGAAAGGTAGAATAACTGCAGCATCTAATGGTTCTGGTGGCGGTGGTTCATCTACATTATCTGGACTTACAGATACAACAATTGCTTCTCCTGCTAAGAATCAGACATTAATATATGATGGTTCAACAAATAAGTGGAGAAATATAACTCAGAGTGTTGCTAATGTTAAAGATTATGGTGCAGTAGGTGATGATAGCACTGATGATACAGCAGCGATTCAAGCAGCAATAGATTCTTTATCTGGTAATACTAATAACTATGAAGATGGTGGTATTGTATTTTTCCCTGCTGGTATATACAGAATTGCTAGTGCTCTTTCATTAGATACTGCAGATACTAGCATATCATTAATGGGTGCATCTAAACATGCTCCAATTACTGCTGCTGAAGTTGGTGGTTCTGTCATTAGATCAACTAGTACAACTGCTAATGCTATTGAAATAGCAAATTCAAGAGCACTTTATATTGGTAATCTTGCAATTGATACTAGTGTTACAAAGACAAATGGAACTGCTATTCAGTTAGTTTCGACTTCTGATCGTCAGGCAATGACAATAGAACAAGTTTATATTAAAGGTTTCTGTAAGGGAGTTGATATAGATGGATATGCACAAACTAATGTAAGAGATGTAGAGATAAGAGAACAACCTAATTCTGCTAATAGTACGTTTGGAGTTAGAGTTGCGTGTACTAGTGATACTCGTGTAGATCAGGTTAGATTGGAAAATGTTGTTATTGATGCTGTACATAGTGGTAGTAGTAAGCATGATTATTCTACTGGGTATCTATTTGAAGATTATGTTAATTCAATTTGGATGAAGGACTGTGTAACACTTCGTTCTAATATTGGTATTAAATTTGATTCAACTATGGGTAATGGTTTAAGTGGTACTAGTGGAGCATATCATAGATTAGTAAATTGTGATGCCGATCAAAATAAATCGCATGGCATTGTAATTGCTGGTGGTACTATAATATGGATTGATAATGCATATGTAAGTGCTAATGGTGGGGATGGTTTACTGACTGAAAGTACTTTTGGAGGAACACTTGAGATTGGTAGTGTAGATTGTAGATTAAATCAAAATCATGGTATAAATATAGGAGCAAATCATGCAAAGATTCGTATAAGAGATCCTCATTGTGCTAATAATAGTCAATCTTCCAGTAATACATATCATGGTATTAATATAGCTTCAGGTGCAGAAGATATTCAGATTATAGGTGGACAATGTGGAGGAGATGAATATGGAACCTCAGGTGGGACAACTCTTCAAAGTTATGGTATAATGTTCCTTAGTAATAATCATAAACGTATACAGGTCATAGGAGTTGATTGCACTGGTAATAATGCTGGTGGTGGAGCAATAGGATGGCAGACATCAGGTGATAATACAACTGCTGGTTCCTATAATTTTATTCAGTTTGTTGCTGGATACTCCACTGGACAAACTACATTCCCTTAATAAATAGACAAAAGATATAAATTATGGCGTTAAAGATAAGAAAAGATGGTGCTTGGGTAAACATTGCGGATCTTGGTGTCAAGGGACAAAAAGGTGAGAAAGGAGAGAAGGGAGAAAAGGGTGAAAAAGGACAGAAAGGACAGAAAGGTGAGAAAGGACAAAAAGGTGAAGCTGGAGAAGTAGCAGAAAAAGGGCAGAAAGGTGAGAAGGGAGATAAAGGTCAGAAAGGTGAAATAGGTGGCCAAGGTAATAAAGGTCAGAAAGGTGAAGTTGGTGATAAAGGTCAGAAAGGTGAGGATGGGGATAAAGGTAATAAAGGAGAAAAGGGTGAGAAAGGAGAAAAAGGAGAAAAAGGTATAGAAGGTGCAGCTGCTGATAAAGGGCAGAAAGGGGAGAAAGGTGAAAAGGGTCAGAAAGGTGCAATAGGTGGAACTGGTGATAAGGGTCAGAAAGGAGAAGTTGGTGAAAAAGGAGATAAAGGAATTAAAGGTGACTTTAAAGGGGATAAAGGTGAAAAAGGAGAAAAAGGAGAAAAGGGTCAATCTGGAGACGACGGTAATAAAGGTCAGAAAGGTGAAGATGGAGAAAAGGGAATTAAAGGCGACTTTAAAGGAGAAAAGGGACAGAAAGGAGAAGGAGATAAAGGACAGAAAGGAGAAGAACCTGATAAAGGTCAGAAAGGAGAAGGAGATAAAGGTGACAAAGGAGAGAAAGGGGAGAAAGGTGAAAAGGGTCAGAAAGGTGAAAAGGGTGCTATAGATGAGAAGGGTGCTAAAGGGGAGAAGGGTGAAAAGGGACAGAAAGGTGACTTTAAAGGAGAGAAAGGAGAGAAAGGACAGAAAGGTGAAAAGGGTGCTGTAGAGGATAAAGGTAATAAAGGTGACAAAGGAGATAAAGGTGAAAAGGGTGCTATAGATGAGAAGGGTAATAAAGGTGACAAAGGAGAGAAAGGACAGAAAGGTGACTTTAAAGGGCAGAAAGGTCAAAAAGGACAAAAAGGTGATGTAGAAGAAAAGGGTAATAAAGGTGATAAGGGACTTAAAGGTGAAGAAGGTGCTGGTGCTGATTTAGATATGCAGTATGAGTTACCAAACACCACTTATGGTGGTAGTTGGGATACAACACTTAAAACAGGAATTGATACTCTAAAATTTAAAGGTTGGTTACCACCTGGTCCTTCAGTAACATCTGGAAGTATTGGACCAATAGTAACATCTGGAAGTACTGCTACCGTTTACATGAATGGTGTTCACTCTTCATTTGCTGGATCTTGGCAACTTTTTGCTGCTAGGTGTACGGGTACTTGTAATTACAATAGTGGTAGTCCAATACAATCTGGTTGGCAGAATCAATTCTCATCTATGAGTGTTCCTGTTGCTGGTTTTATGCGAGGTACTTATACGTTCCCCCTAACTTCAGGATTTGGTTCTCAACCTGCTGTTGTTACAGGACCAAAAGGATATGAACAAACTAAAGGTGTACAGATTTATTGTACTGGTCATACCACAACTATAATTGACTTTATAACATTGACTACTACACCTCAAGGTGCATTAAATATTATTGATGTAGTTAGTCAACCATTCTCATTTGCTGTCTTTGATTGGTAAATATAATATAATATGATATACTATAAGAAATAGAAAGAAATTATGTCTGCTTATAACTTTATACCAAACCCAGATGAAGCACCTGTTTATACTAAAACAATACTTCATAAAGGATATTTCAGGGGAAAGGAATGTCTCATAATGACCAGGTTATTAGCTGATAATGATGGTGCTTGGACATGTGATCAGAGAGATGAATTAGGAATCCATACTACTACTTTGATGAAGAATGTTTGTAAGGATTGGGATCCAAATGGAGATCATACTGATTTCAAAGAGATTTTAGATACTGACATACCAAAAGATTTAACTTTTAGAGATGCTTGGAGATATGATAAAACTAAATCTAATGGTATTGGTATTGACATTGCAGATGCGAAAAATTCACATAAAGCATATATTAGAGCTATTCGTGATCAAAAAATAATTGATCTTGATGTGCAATTTCAAAGAGCATTAGAAGTTGGTGCTGATACAAGTGATATTGTTACTAAAAAACAAATTCTTAGAGATCTTCCAGCACAAGTAGATTCTCTTAATGTTACTGAAACAACTGTGGTTGGTATATCAAGTCAAATTAAAGCAGTATGGAATGATGATTTATTAGGTGCTTTTCCTTATAATCATGGAGCTGTTGTGACAACTATGGATGATGTTAATACTTGGGAGGAATCTATAGGAGTGAGCACTTAATATAAATGAGTCTTATTAAAAAATTACAGAATCCCAAAACCTGTAATTATATTGATTTAAAGAATATTATTTTTAGTTTAAATTTTCCTTGGTTTATAAGGGATGCTCATCCTTGGTTACCTGATGATCACAAAGATGCTCTTAAATTTTTTTCTCATAATTTTTTAGAGAGACCAGATTGTGGGCATCAATTATATCCTGAATCATGTTCCGATCATACATCCTTAGTTGGTATCGTTTTAAAAGAAATATTTAATGAAAATAATATTGATGTATCTTGTATTTACAGGATGAATGTAAATTTATTAACACCAATATTACCAGTTCAAAGGACTAAAGAACATGTGGACCATACTTTTCCACATAATAATATTTTGATATATTTGACAGATGCTGGTGGAAGAACCATAATAGATAATGAGTCTTATGATCCAAATGAGGATGATATTATTGTATTTCCTGGATGTATGCATTGTATAGAAACTTCCCATACTAAGAATAGGGTTGTATTAGTGGCTACTTTTCAAGATGGTTGACACATCAGATCTCGTATGGTATAATTTCAAAATAGTATGAGTGTATCTTAATGGATGATGATACAGTATTGGGAATTATAATCGATTTATGTTCTCGTAAATTTTTATTATTGAGTGAAGAAGGGCAAGAAAAAGAAGTGACTTGTGAAGATCCTGATCAGTTTATGAGAGTGTTAAAAGTGTGTACTGATAGGTTAGATGAGTCACAAATTCAGTATGCAGATTTATCAACAAGAGAGATATAAAAAATAACTTACTTTTTAGGTGACTAAATAGAAACATAGAAATATTTTGGTCAATATAAGAAGATGCCTCTTAATAGATTAGAGAATTTTATCAAGAACATTGAAGGAAGGATACTTTATGTTAATCCGAATGATCTTGATTCATCCGATAGTATAAACAATGACGGTAATTCGTTAGCACAACCATTCAAGACGATTCAGAGGGCACTCATTGAGGCAGCACGATTCTCTTATGTATCTGGTGACAATAACGATTATATAGAAAGAACAACAATACTTGTATATCCTGGTGAACATGTTATTGATAATCGTCCAGGATACGCAATAAAACCTGATTCTGGTAATCCTACTGTAGCAAAAGCGGTTGCCCCGAATGGTGGAGAGTCGAACGCACAAGATGAGTTTACATTAACTCTGACTTCTAATTTTGATATAGAGCAAAAGAATAATATTTTATATAAGTTTAATAGTGTAAATGGTGGTGTTGTTGTACCTAGAGGAACTTCTTTAGTTGGTTTAGATTTAAGAAAGACAAAGATAAGACCAAAATATGTTCCAAACCCAATAGATCCTGCTGTTCCTACTTCTGCTATTTTTAGAATTACTGGTGCATGTTATTTCTGGCAGTTCTCTTTATTTGATGGTAACACAGACGGAACTGTATATACTAACAATAAAAGTTTTGATGGTGTAAATGATGTAGCTACTCCACTCTTCTCTCATCACAAATTAACTTGTTTTGAGTATGCAGATGGTGTTAATGTAGCAGCACCTGGATATGAGAAAACTGATCTCGACATGTATTACTATAAATTAGGTAATGCATTTAATGCTTCAGCATCTACAAAAGAAATTCCTGCTGCAGATAAGTATCCTCTTAATCCTGAAGGTTTTGCAAAGAGAAGACCAGAATATGAAATAGTTGGTGCATTTGCAAGTGATCCTATTACTATATCAAATATCATTTCTGGTGATGGATCAACTCCTTCTAGACTTATTACAATTACAACTGCGAAAGCACATGGATTAAACCAAGGAACACCTATTAAGGTTGATGGAGTAAGTCAAGGAACTAATACTGTAATTTCTTATAATGCTTCTTCAGTTGTTCAAGAGGTTCTTAGCGATACTCAGTTTACCTATTTAATTAATGGATCTACTACTGGATTATCTGCTAGTACTTCAGGTACAGGACTTAGTGTTGCTAATGCAACTGTAACTGTTGAGACTGATACTGTAGAAGGTGCATCTCCTTATATCTTTAACTGTTCATTGAGATCAGTTTATGGTATGCAGGGAATGAAGGCAGATGGTAAGAAGGCAACTGGTTTCCGTTCAATGGTTGTTGCCCAGTTTACTGGTATTTCATTGCAGAAAGACGATAGAGCATTTGTAAAATATAACAAATCAAATAGAACTTATGAAGGTATATCCCTTAGTACTATTACTACTGGTAGTAAATTAGCAGCAGAATCTTCTGCTCTTGATGTAAATAAGGTTTATCATTTAGATTCTGATGCAGTTTATAGAAGTGGATGGGAAACTACACACGTTAGTATTACTAATGATGCTATTCTTCAGATAGTTTCTGTGTTTGCTATTGGATATAATAAGCATTTTGGTGCAGAGACTGGTGGAGACGCATCTATAACAAACTCCAACTCCAACTTTGGTCAGTTATCATTAAGTTCTGATGGATTTAAAGCAGAAGCCTTTGAAAAGGATAATACTGCACTTATTACTTCAATTATTACACCAAAATCAATCGCTGGAACTGCTAAAACTAGTGGAGAAAGTACAACTAAGATTGATTGGTTCAAGATTGATGCTGCAAAAACTAGAGCAGTTGGTATTAATAGTCATCTTTATGTTAATGGATTCATAAACGATAGTGATGCTCCACCAACTTTAACAGCAGGATATCGTATTGGTGCAAGAGGTGGACAGGTAGGAATTAATTCTGGTAGTCAAGAAATATTATATGTAACCATTGGAAAACGATCTAATCCAAATAGAGTTACTCGTAGTGCCACTGTTCATATGGTTGATGGTGGTGGAGTAGGTGCAGGTCTTTCTGTTTATATGGGAAGTAGTGTAAGTGTAAAGAGATATCCTGTTGTATCTGGTCCAGTTAATAATAAATTTAACATTGGAACACACGAATTAACAACTGGTGAAACTATTAGAGTCTTTAGTGATGATGCAGATCTTCCTGAAAATCTAGATGATCATACTCTTTATTATGCTATTGTAGATTCTACTACAGAAATTAGAATAGCATCTTCATTTACAGATGCTGAGAATTCAGAGGCAATCACGATTTATGGTGGATCTAAACTAAGTGTAGAAAGTAGAGTTCATGATAAAGAGTCTGGTGAGATTGGATCTCCTATACAGTTTAATAGTAATGCTGCAGGACCATTCACTAGAGAGGGTGCTTCTGTAACAGAGACTGCTGGTTGGTATATTACTGTTGATCCTAATAATAGTGTTTATCAAGATATTGCTGCTCAGACAACCGATCTTCCTGAGGAGGGTACTACCAATGTAAGTTATATTTCTCGAACAGAAGACTCTAGATCTCTTGACGAGAAAATCTACAAGATGAGGGTTGTTGTTCCTAAAGAAGTTGTAAATGGAAAGAATCCAGAAGAGAGTTTTATTATTCAAGATTCTAGTACTACAGGAGCAAGATCAGCTGCTGATTTCAGTTTAACTTCTATAGATTCTGATGATTGGGAGTATGGTAGAAATCCAAGATTCATTAGTACATGTACAGTTTCATCAAATGTTGTTACTGTTTTAACCGATCTTCCTCATAACTTAAATGTTCATGATAAGGTCACTATTAAAAATGTAAAAAGTACTAACAATACTGCTGGAGCAGCAAATTCTGCATACAATGGTGTCTTTTCTGTTAGTGAAATTGTTGATAGTAAGTCCTTTAAGTATCCAACGACTGACACTGATGGATTATTACATACTGTAGGTACATTTACAAATGATGTAACAACTAGAGATACAGATCTTCCAAGATATGAAATAACTGATATTGGTCAAAACTATTATATCTACAGGAATGAAACTATAACTCCTTATATTGAAGGAATACAAGATGGTATCTATCATGTATTTGTTCTAAATGCTGGTAATGCAATGCCAGAGGAGTTTACTGATCTTAAGTATAGTCAGAATGTAGTTGATCTTTATCCACAATCTGATAGGGATAATTTAAATCCTAATGCTTCTGCGACTGTTTCAACAACTAAGAGAAGTCCTCTAGGTGAGGTTGCAACCAATTACTTAAAGGATAGTTTAACTAGAGAAAGTGCAGATAAGTTTATCAAAGACTTTGGTTTAGGTAATGTAATTACAACTGTAAGTGATAGTGGTACAAGTGCTACTCTTACTTTTGATAGAGGACATAATTATAATGCAATAGTACAGGGAACTATTACTGCAGGATCTGGTTACATAACTGGAACACATCAAAACGTAAAACTACTTAACAATAATTCAGACCCAACAGTTGGTACTTGGAAAGGTGCTACTGCAAAAGTAGTTGTTACTGGTGGTGCTGTAAGTAGTGTTGAAATTATTGCGAAGGGTGGTGGATATAGTTCTGATTCATTATACTTTGATCAGACTAGAATTGGTGCTGGTAATGGTGCTGCGAGATATGTTATCACTAGCACAGGAACCGATATTGGTATCGCTAACAACGTTGGAGATGTTGTTCAGGCAACTGGTATAGGAACTCAAACTGATGGATATTATAAAATCGCAACGGTTCCTAATCATACTCAAATATCAATTGCGAAGAGTATTGGAGATCCAACTCCTTATGCTGGACAATATATTCTTGATATTGGTCCTTCTGTAAGTATAGGATCTACTGCTTGGACTGATGAAGTTTTAACAGTTAATACCTCTACTGGACATGGATTAGTTGTTGGAAATTCTTTCAGAATATTAAACAGTTCTAATGAAAGACTTGGTGACTTTGTTGTTAGTGAAGTTAGTGATGTTGATACCATTAAAGCAGTAGTTGGTCTTACAGATATTTCTGGATCTAGTACCATCTATAAATTGGGAATGGATACTAACAATGCACTTTCCGATAAAGATGGTGAGAATCTTGGTACTAGAGGTTTATCTTTCTACGATAAAGAAAGTTTGAAACTCGTAGCAGATTGTTTAGCTGCTGCTACTACTATTAATGTCGCACTTCCAACTGCTGCTGGTATAGGAACCATGACTAGATTCCCATTGGGATCTTACTTACAGATTGGAAATGAGATAATGAGAGTTTCCTCATCTACTCTTTCTGGATCTAGTAACAATGAAATAAGTGTAATTCGTGGTGCTTTAGGATCTATAAAGTCTAAACATCTTAATGGAGCAGTAGTTAAAAAGATTAAACCAATTCCTGTTGAATTCCGTAGACCATCTATTCTACGTGCATCTGGACATACATTTGAATATGTTGGATATGGTCCAGGTAACTATTCAACTGGTTTACCTCAGGTTCAAGTTAAGACACTTACCGAAAGAGAAGAGTTCTTAGTTCAGTCACAAGAAAGATCTTGTGGTGCTGTTGTCTATACTGGTATGAACAACAGAGGTGACTTCTTCATTGGTAATAAGAGAGTTAGTTCTACAACTGGACAAGAGAGAACATTTGATGCTCCAATACCAACTGTAACTGGTGAAGATCCTGCACGTTTAAGTGTGGTCTTTGATGAAGTAATCGTTAAAGAAAGAATTAATGTAGAAGGTGGTAAATCTAATAAGATTCTATCAACGTTTGATGGTCCTGTTACATTTAATGGTGATATTAAGATGAATGGTGATGTTACTTTCAACGGAACTATTAAATTCACAGGTAAGACTGAATTTGAAAGTATTTCATTAGCAGGTGCTAATTTTGAATCTGATGTTACTTTTGAAGATGATGTTTATGCTTTATTTGGTGATGATAAAGATTTAAAGATCGGACATAATAATACTGGTAGTGAGAGTGTAATTGAGCAGGTCTCAACTGCAACTGGTAATTTAAAGATAAAGGATGCTGGAGTTACTAGACTTGAAGTTGCTCCTTCTGGTTTAGTTTTATCTGGTATTTCCACATTCTCTGGTGATGCGGAGTTCACTGGTGATTTATATAATGCACTATGGGATAAGTCTACAGATTCACTTCACTTTAATGATTTCGCAGAGGCAACCTTTGGTAATACCTCAGCTGATCCTGATTTAGAGATTTATGCGAATGGTACTAATTCGGTAATACATCATACCTTAAACTCTGGTATGCTTCATTTAAAATCTAATAAGAGTATTGATCTTATTACATCTGGGTTTACTGCTATTAGAGCAGTAGGTGATGCGGTATCTGCGGCTACATTGTATTTTAATGGTAGTGAGAAATTAAGTACTACTGCGGCAGGTATATCCATTAGTGGTGATTTATTATGTACTGGTGATATTACTGCTTTCTCATCTTCTGACGAAACATTAAAGGATAATATTACACCTATTTCAGACCCTCTTATGAAGGTGATGTCTATCAGTGGTAATACATTCGATTGGAACGAGAAATCAGGTAAAACAGGAAGTGACACTGGTGTAATTGCACAAGAGGTTGAAGCACTTGGATTGCCTAATGTAACTACTACTAGAGAGGATGGTACTAAGGCAGTTAGTTATGAAAAACTTGTTCCTCTTCTTGTTGAGGCAATTAAGCAGCAGAATAATCTTCTCTTAGAACTTAAGATGGAAGTTAACCAATTAAAAGGTAATTGATCAATGGCATTACAAGGATCGGGTGCAATAAAATACTCTGAGATTGAAGCAGAGTTTGGTAGATCTTATGCAAATCAGCAAGAAACTTATACTGTACCGTGGGTAAAATGGACTCCTCAAGCAGCATGGGTTTTATCAAGATTAGGTGGTGGTAATGCAAGCACACCAAACTGGTCACAGTTCTTGGTTGATTATGGTGTGTATCCTTCTAATACAGATCCTTTAGTTGGTACTCATACTGGTGTATGGAGGATCTTTTTTCCTGCAGGTAGTTATACTATAGAAGTTCAGGCAGATAATACTGCAGTATTGAAACTTGATGGTTCTACTTTAGGATCAACTGTTGTAACTAATCCTCAATTAAATTCAGCATTTTATAGCTTTACTGTTACAGAAGATCAACATTATATTGAAGCAGATGTAACTAATGTTGATAATGGACAACCTTGGGTAAATAATCCTGCTGGAGTAGCATGGAAAATAACAAAAGATATTGATGGATCTGAGTTTGCTAATTCAACTCAAGGATTTAATTATTCAGTTGCTAGTACAGGATGGGGATCTCTTTTAAATACTTACGGTGTTTATCCTTCTGCTACTGATCCATTATTAGATACAGTACATACTACAACTTATGTAATTGAACCTACAAGTTCTGGTGATTTAACATTTGAAATATCAGCAGACCATGAAGGTAGTATTAAACTTGATGGTACACCATTAATATCTCAAGTCGGTGATTCAAATGGTTCAACTACTACAACAACATATGTTGAGGAAGGAAGGCATACTTTAGAAGTTTCTGTAGAAAATATTACTTCTACTACATTACCATCTAATACTTGGTTTCATAATCCAGGTGCCGTAGCATTTACTGTTAAAAATACTTCGGGAACCATAATTAAATCTTCTTTAGATGTTGGACTACAGGGATCATTTACTGAAGGTAGTGGAGCATATAGTTTAGGTAACTATAGAGTTAATGCCTCTTATGGTGGAATTTCATTTCCATTAGATACTAATGCAGGTGCAGATTCAGATACAGATATTCCTCAGAGTGGTCCAATAAAGTTTAGTGATTTTTATAATGGTCGATTAAACATGCTTGTTAATTATTTTGGACAGGATGAAACTAGACCAGAAAAGGGTAGTACTAGATATAATGATCCTGCAGCCGTTGTAGTTGTTGGTGGTTTTAAAGAAAGACCAAATAGTACAACTGGAAAAAAAGTTCATCTAGTTGTAGGTAAGACTATGGGTTCTAAGAAATGGGAATCTAGTGGTGAAGAAACTAAGTGTGCTATAAGAACTGGTACTTGGAATAGTGATACTAAACTTGTAGTAGATGTTGGACCTACTGCTAAAGTATTTGGTGCTGGTGGAGATGGTGGTCAAGGACAAAGGCATAGTCAAAATGGTCTTCCTGGAAAATCTGGAACCAGTGCTATTGGTATTGAATATGAAGGAACTGGAAATACTGAAGTAAATATTAGGTCTGGTGGTGTTGTTGCTAGTGGCTTCGGAGGAGGCGGTGGTAGTGGCGGTGGTCGTGGAGAAAATAATGAATTTATGAAAGATGAAAGTGATCGTGTAGTAGGTTCTGGTGGTGGAGGTGGTCAAGGAATTCCTGCTGGACAAGGTGGTGGTTCATATGATCCTGCTAGAGCTGGACAAGATGGTACTGCTGATGAAGGTGGTGAAGGTGGAGCAGGAGCTACTGGTGAATTTGGTTGTTTTTCTAATGCTGGTGGAGATGGTGGAGAAACTACTGTAGCTGCACAAGCAGGTGGAACAGGTGGTGACGAACCCAATACAAGTGGTGGTGCTGCTGGTGCTGCTGGTGCTGCAATTCGTAAGTCAGGTGGTATTACTCTTAGTATTACTAATAACGGTACTGTTTATGGTTCAACATCCGCTTCTGGAGTTACATAAATAACTAAAAATCTAATGGCATAGATTATAGATGGCGAATATCAGAAAGACATTTAATTTTAGAGAAGGCGTTAAAGTTGATGACAGCGTTCTAGTTGTTGCAGGAGAACGAGTAGGTATTGGAACTACTGTTCCTGCACAAGTCCTCGATGTTCGTGGAAGAGTAACGATAACTGGTGACATTGATTACAGTAATTCTACAACAACTGGAATCTCGACCTTTGCTGAAGTAAGATTAGGAACAGGAGTTACAATCTCGTCCTTAAGTGGGGTTATAACTGCTACGAGTTATTATGGTGATGGTTCTACTTTAAGTAATTTACCAACATCTCAATGGGTAGATATGGATGTTGGACTGGGATTTACCAGTATATACAATAGAGGCAACGTAGGGGTGGGGACCACCGATCCTAGACATACCTTCCAAGTTGGTTCTAATCCTGATGATTCTGGAAAGAAAGGTGTAGGAATAAATTCTGAAACAGGTAATATTAAATCTAGTGGTATTATAACTGCTACGAGTTTTGTTGGTTCATTAACAGGTAATTCATCTGGAAATGTAACTGCAACTACTTTAAGTGTAACTGGTGTATCAACATTTAGTGATAAGGTTAATGTTACTAAACATGCTGGTATTGGTAGTATAACTGTTACGGGTGTATCAACATTTGTAGGACAAATAGATGGTAATGGTGGTGCGGATATATCAGGTGGAGAAACTACTTTAAGTTCTGCTACTGTCTCTGATTTAACTTCAGGAAGAGTTGTAGTCGCTGGTACTTCTGGATCTTTAGATGACAGTTCTAATCTAACATTTGACGGTACTAATAAATTAGCTGTAACTGGTGGACTAACTGTTTCTGCTGGTGCTACATTTACTTCATTAGTAAATGTTACTCACACATTGTCTTCAGGTATAGGATCTTTTGGATCTAATGGAAGCGTAGCAGTTGGAATTGGAACTACAAATCCTATAGCTCAACTTCAAATATTAAGTGAAAAAGATTCATCTAATGATGGATTGTCTAGGATTGTTTTAGGAAGAGGAAAGGCACTTGCAGGTAATAATGGTGCAATAGCATTTGGAAATACTGCGGTATCTTTCCCCTATAGTGGATCAAAATCATTAGATTTTCTTAATTATGGTCAAGGAAATGTTAATTTCTATCTCGAAGCAGGTAGTACAGGAGTTAGCACAGGAGATTTCCATTGGCATAGGAGAGGAAATTATGCTCGTTTGATGTCACTAACCTATTCAGGTTCATTAGGTATAGGAATTACTCAACCTGTTAATACCTTACATGTGGTAGGAACTTCTACAGTTACTAATAAGGCATACTTTGGAGGTGATGTTGAATTTGGTGACAATGATATAAGTAGAATAGGTTCAATAACTGCCGATTCATTAACTGTTTCTTCTTTATCTGCTACTCTAACTGGAAATGTTAATGCTACATCAGGTGTTTCTACTTTCACTAATGTAGAAGTAAATAATGATGTTGATCTTTTAGGTGTGGTTGGTATTGGAACAACTGCTACAGATGATTTCCCATTAAGAATTAATGGCACTGCTAATAAACTATTTACAGTATCAGACACAGGTGTTGTTGGTATAAAAACAGATGTATTTACAACAAATGGTATCAACTGTGTAGATGGAAGTGCTATTTTTGCTGGTGTTGGTGTAGGTACTATTAATACTACAAAAGCAGCAGTTGATTTTTCTAACGCAGGTACGCTTGGTATAACAACCACTAACAGGTTTATGTTACCACCTAAAGTGACTACCACAGAGAGAAATGCTATCGCTGCTGTTGTTGCTGGTGCTATAGTGTATAATACCACTTCAAATATGCTACAATGTTATAATGGTACTGTATGGCAGGATTTATTCTAACCAATAATTAAAGTGGCACAGACCCTCTTGCATTTTATGTAAGGGGGTTTTATAATGCCTTTATATAATCATTTTCTGATGGACAATACAGTCTATATCGCTGGTACTATTCAATCCGACATATTTCATGTTGGGATGACAGAAAATAATCGTGATCCAGAGGATAGGTGGCGAGATCCTGATTACAGAGCAAAAATGATCTATGTCCCTTATAAAGTGGCAGCATTTTATACTGGAGATCTTAGGGATGAACCTGTTTCAAAATATATTTTAAAGGATAAGAATGTATATCTGTTAAAGGAGGAGGTTGATATTCGATCTGATGAAATTTATAGAGTTGATGCTGAGAATCCTGCTGAATATATTAAAAATCTTGTAAAAGAAGCAATTGAATATTATAATTCTGATTCTCGTGAGAGATTAGAATCATTTACTCCTAGATTTGGTCAAGAGGATGCAATAAAAGAGATTGTTGATACATTATTAAAGGATAGTAATTGTTTATTTGCTGGATATACTGGTATTGGTAAAACTCTTATTAGTGAAGTAGCAGTTCTTAGATATTTTAATAGTATAAAGAAAGGTGGATTAGTATTAGTTACCACTCCTATTCCTGATACTTTAAATTCTTTTATTAGGGGTTTAAAGAATATTGATGTATCTGCTACTAGAGAACAGAAATATAGTTATATGACTAAGAAAGAATGGGAAAATACCTCTTTACAGGATGTAAAGAAAAGAACTAACAATGGTGAGGTTATATTTTTACTTCTTACTGCTCAAGATCTCTTTTATGATGATAAGAATGGTGATTCAACAATTAGAGGTAAGTATAATAAACTAAATGGTAAGATTGATCTGTGGGTAAGAGATGAGGGTCATAAGTTCTATCGTGGAGAAAGAACTTCTACTCTTCTTGATTGTTTACAGGCATCTGCTATTCTTGATCTTAGTGCTACTCCATATAATTTTCTTGATACTTATGATAAAAATACCATAGTTAATCGTGATTTATTATGGGGATCAAAGCATAGAGAATACACTAAACTTCCTAACATTGCTATTGAATCTTATGATACGCCATTTGTAGCGTTAAGTGATAAGATTAAAGCTGCATATGATATTGAAGAGGGATATGATCCTCGTAAATGGTTTGTTCGTGATGATAATAGTGCATATGTTTATATTGAGGATATTGTAGAAACATATGGTCTTAAGTATGTTGAGGTATTACCTAAGAATAAAAATCATTTAAATGTTAATCTTTCAGATAAGAGAGTTTCATTAGATGTTCTTCCTTCTGGTGAAGATGGAGATGGAGCAGCAGATAAGTATCCTAATCTTGCTAAGGTTCTTAATCAACGTATTAAAACGAGATATTTTATTGATGCGTGGAATCTCGAACAAATGTCTACGAGAAATAACCTAACACTTGAACAGTGTGTTGATAAACTACTAGAAAAATATCCTGCTCTTAATATTTTAACTTGTCGTAAATTTACAACAGGTACAGATATTCCTCAAATTAGCCATATTAATTTATTTGATAAGATTTCAAGTCCTACTGAGTTATCTCAGTTAATTGGTCGTGCTATTCGTCAGGTAGAAGGAAAGAATCAAGTTCAATTATATAATCATTGTCCTGGTAATCAGATTGATCTAGCATTAGGAATTGCTGCGAGAAAGAGTTCTGATCTTAGTGGTGGTAGTCAAGTTGAATACTTAGAATCTATTCCTTTTACTAAGTATCTTCTTAATAGTATTAAACCAACAATAGTAACTCCTGAAGAGATTATAAGTCAGGTAAATGACTATTATAGATCTTTAAGTAATCCTAGACCACATAGAGGAAAACTTGCTAATGCTATTTTACAATCTGGAATAGATTTAAATTCAATAGATTTCACGAAGTTGGGAAAGTATAATAATAATATTAATATAAAAAAAGTTACGGTATATTCTGATAAGAATAAATCAAAGGTAAAAAATATTAGTCCTCAAGGATTTACTACTACTCCTAATGATAAAAAATTAGATGCTCTTAATGATATGCTTATTTCAATGGGTATTGAAATGACTTGGATTGCATATACTCAAAATAACTATAATGCTTCAGAAATTATTGATAGTGAGGAGATGAATTTGATGTTTGGTTCATATCCTTTGAGTGTTGCAAAACAGTTAATAAATCCTTTGATAAAAAACAATGTTTATAATTTTTTTGTAGAGTTCTTAAAGGGTAAAAAAGAGGCATATAGTACCTTATCTTTTGAAGAAGTGCATGATGATATTTTTATTAATACAAAGAGAAAGACTGATGCAGGACTTGTTTATGTTCCTATAGAATTAGCATATAAACTTGTTGACAAACAGATACAAGAAGTATATAATAAGGGTAAAAGAAACTTTTTAGTTATAAATGCTTTAAGTGGATCTATTGCTTATGCCCTTCATAAGAAGTATCCTGATGCAAATATATTTTGTGGTGAGTATTATTCATATTTTAAGAGACATTTAAAGAATCTTATTCCTGAGTGTCAAATTGATGATTTAGAAGTTAATTCTAAACAACGTCCCATTCTTTCAACTTACAAAAATATGAAATTTGATGTAGTTATTAGTAATCCACCTTTCAACAACCCAAAAAATAAATCAAAGAAGGGTAAGAATGGAAATAATACTTTATACATATCTTTTATTAATTTGGGTAAAAGTATCCTTAAATCTGGTGGAGTATTGAAGTTTATTAATCCACCTAGTGCATTAACTAAATCTACTGTTTTAAATGAACCCACACCTACACTTAATAGTTTAATACAAGATGGTTCTGTAGAAAATATTGATTATACTACTGAATCTTATTTTCCATCAATAGATTGTCCTATTTGTAGTTGGACTTATGTTGATGGTAAAAAACAAGGAAAGGTTACTATTAAGCATGATAATTCAGATGTAAATGGTGAGTATGATATTAAAGATGTTTATTTTCTTCCACACTCATTGGAGAAAATTGAATATGATCTTTATAGAAAAATTGCACATAATCAGGATGGTGAGATATTAGAAGTTATTAGAAGTGATAAGAAGAGAGTATTAGATGGCACACTTCATACGTTTGGGTATCCTAAAGTTCAACTTGGTGGTGAAGGACGTATTAATTTTCATAAGAAAGATTATCCATTTTTAAGTTCTAAGTTAGCACTATGGTTGTTTGATTATCTTAGAAGAATTGATGGACAATTATCTCAAAGACAGTTAAATGGTATTAAAATACCTGTGAATGGATTTGATCTTACTGATGAAGAAATGATCTTTATAGATGATGGTGAGTGGAGGAATTTTAGTAAGCAAGAGCAGAAAGATGAAGAACAAACACAATAAACTAACAGGATCAAAGATTGAAAGATCTGATGATCGTATTGATACTACTGCTGAAGTCTTCACTCCATTAGAAGTATGTAATAAAATGGTAAATGAGATACCAGAAGATATACTTAAAAATCCTGAGTCTACATTTGTAGATCCATCTGCAGGTAATGGTAATTTTATTATATCTCTGAGAGATAAACTAATTGAATATCATTCAGAGGAGCATGTATTGGATAATATGTTATATGCTATAGAACTTATGGAGGATAATCATAAAGAAATGTGTGATCGGTTGGGAGTGGATATTACACACCCTCATTATGTGTGTCACGATGCACTTACCTATGATTATGGGTTTGGAGAACCAGTTGGAGTGGAGAAGTGGTTCAGTTAGATAACTGTCACAGAACCCCTTAATAGGGGTATTTTTATGCTATAATATATTCAACTGAGAAACATTGATGCCATTACGTCCACACCAACTTGATGCTCTGGATGCTATGGTAAATCATTCTAAGGGGCAGATTATCGTTCCTACAGGTGGTGGTAAAACCATGTGTATGATAGAGGATGCTAAGAAGACATTCAATACTACTGGTGTATTTCGCAGTGGTTTAATTGATGGTGCAACTATTGTTGTAGTAGCACCACGCATATTATTGGCAGAGCAACTATCATCTGAGTTCTTAGAAGTAATTGATAATGCTAGTGTAATGCACGTTCATAGTGGTGAAACATCACATCATTCTTCAACTAAAATATCAGACATTTACTGCTGGCATAAGTACACCCAAGGTAATAAGATAATATTTACTACATATCATTCACTACATAGAGTGCATGAATCTGGTATTGATATAGATACCATTTACTTTGACGAGGCACATAATAGTGTTCAACGAAACTTCTTCCCTTCTGTGGAACATTTTGCAACTGTGGGTTCTGACAGGAGTTTTTTCTTCACTGCTACTCCTAAGCATAGTCTTACTCCTTTCAAGGCAGGAATGAATGATAGTGGAGTATATGGTGATGTTATATGTCAGGTTCCAGCTCCTGAGTTAGTTAAGCAAGGTTATATTTTACCACCTAAAGTAGAAGTATATGAGTCACGTTTACTTAACAAGCATGAGTTAGTTGCTGATGTTGATTGTGAGCAGATGATTGATTCTATTGATAACTTAGAGAAAGACAAGGTTCTTATCTGTGCTAAGTCAACAAAGCAGATTACAAACTTAGTATCACAGACTGACTTCTGTGTTCAGTTGAGAGAGCGTGGTTATAACTGGATGTACATTACTGCTAAGACAGGTGCAGTAATTAATGGTAAGAAAGTTAGTAGAGATAAGTTCTTTGAGGTATTGAATTCATGGGGTAAGGATGATTACACTAAGTTTGTAGTTCTACATCATAGCATATTATCTGAGGGTATCAATGTAAATGGACTTGAGGCAGTCTTGTTCTTAAGATCTATGGATTACATTGGTATCAGTCAAACAATAGGTAGAGTGATCCGTAAAGGTTGCGTTAATAAGCAATATGGATTAGTATGTGTACCTGTGTACTCTAAGGTTGGTATTTCTACTGCACGAAAGGTTGAGGCAGTTGTAGATACTATTTTCAATAAGGGTGAAGCAGCAACAAGTGTAGTAACAAGATGAATGAACATTTTTGTAACAAATCCTGATCCACATAGGTCTGCTACTCAGTTACCAGACAAGCATGTGGTCAAGATGCCATTAGAGACTTGTCAAATGCTGTCTATCATATACTCTAAGTGGTATTATGATTGGGGTGAACTTTACAAGAAAGATGGAACTGCATACAATACAGAGAAGGGTGCATTTAGAAATCATCCATGCACACAATGGGCAGCAGATAGTATATTCAATACTGCATGGTTAATCCAACATGGATGTGCCTTAGCAGATGAGTATAATTATCGTTATGGTAAGGTGCATGGATGTTCTGATACATTATTTGAAGCAAAGAAAATGTTTCATAGATTAGCAGGTGAGGTAGTTACTTGTCATTGTATGGTAGAATACTTCACAAGGGCAATGCCTGATGAGTGGAAGAAGGATAGAACTATTGACACTTTTACTGCTTATAAAAGATATATCAATTCTAAACCTTGGGTAAAGGATAATTATCTACGCAAACCTGAACGTAAACCTAATTGGATTCAATGAACGATAGAAGTGATTTAAGAGACACAATACTATTTGGGGATTGTCGTGAAACATTACCTATGTTTAATGTTAAAGCGAGGATGTGTGTTACATCTCCACCATACTACGGTCTAAGAAACTATGGTGGTGAAGAATCACAAATAGGACAGGAACAAACTCCAGAAGAGTTTATTGATGAGTTAGTTAAAGTATTCAGAGAGGTTCGCAATGTGCTTACAGATGATGGAACTTGTTGGGTTAATGTTGGGGATAGTTACTATAATTACAGGCCAGGTAGAGGACAAGGATTGGTTAAACAAACAGTCTCAAATACTAAACAAGACTTACCAGATGTGTGTCCTCGTAGAGGAAATAGACTCGAAGGACTCAAAGAAAAAGATTTAATTGGTATCCCTTGGATGTTTGCATTTGCTATGAGAGCAGATGGATGGTATTTGAGACAGGATATTATATGGCATAAACCTAATCCAATGCCTGAGAGTGTGAGAGATAGATGTACCAAGGCACATGAGTATATCTTCTTGTTCAGTAAGAATAAGAAATACTTCTATGACAATGAAGCGATAAAGGAACCAGCAAAGGATTGGGGAACCAGAGATAGAACTAAAGGTAAGTATCATAATGAAGGAACAGGATTACAACCACATTCAGGGTTAAGTAAGAGTTACCCTACAAAGAACAAGAGATCGGTATGGAGTATAACAAATAAACCATACAGAGGGGCACATTTTGCTGTGTATCCACCCGACCTAATTGAACCCTGTATCAAAGCAGGGAGCGAGAAAGGTGACATTGTATTAGATCCATTCATGGGGTCAGGAACCACTGCTGCTGTGGCAAAATCACTAGGTAGAGACTACATTGGATGTGAGTTACATGAAGATTATGGTAATCTAATTCGGAAGAGAGTGAAGGAATATCATCCAGTTACAAAAGTGTCACAAGAGCCTAGCGTAAATATATTAGATATAGTATAATACAGTCATTCGGAGGATTACTAATGAAATGCGAAGTCAAACTCTATGTTGCTGGACAGACGTTTAGCGAAGAGGTTCATGCAGTAAACTATCAAGAAGCACGACAAGTTGCTCTTGCTAGAAACCCAAACGCCAAAGTTATTAGTGTAAATGCCAAATTTTAAAGATGAACTCCTAGAACTCTTAAAGAGAGATGCCTATAAGAAAGGGGAATATACCCTTTCTTCTGGTCGTAAGAGTGAACACTATGTGAACTGTAAACCAGTTACATTAAGTTCAAGAGGTCTTACACTTGCCAGTTTAATGCTTTTATCAAGTGTAGAAGAAGATGCTGTGGCAGTTGCAGGTCTGACACTAGGAGCAGATCCTTTAGTGAGTGGTGTTGCTGTTGTCTGTGGTCTTGATAAGATCAAGGTTGATGCTCTCATTGTTCGTAAAGAAGCAAAGGGGCATGGAACAGGTGCATACATTGAAGGTCCATTACCTGAGAAAGGTGCTACAATTACTGTTCTTGAAGATGTGATTACAACAGGTGGATCAGCGATTCAAGCAGTCAAGAGACTTCGTGATGCTGGTTACACAGTTAATCGTGTTGCTGCTATTGTAGACAGACAAGAGGATGGTGAAGCAGACACCGCTATGAAATTAGCAGGGTTAGAGTTAGTAAGTATCTTCAAACTTGAGGATATAACAAGTGAGTAAAGAGATCCCTACTGAGGAGTATATGCAAGATGGGTGGGATTCTGGTCCTATTGGATGTCACCCCTACAAACGTGGTAGTAGGCATAATAAGATTGGTATGTGGATTATGTACATTTTCTACGGTATAATTACTGTTCAAATTGTACATCTTCTTACGGTACTTCCTTGGATCTTTCCAACATTGATGGGTACTGGATTAGCATTAGCAGGTTATGTTGTTTTGAGGGTGAACTGGGAATGACTAGATGTACTAACTATCAAACTTTCTATAAGAAAGCTATAGAAGAGAAGACAGGTTACATTACCAAAGATGGAACATGGGCAGCAGTACCAACTATGGAGGGTGGTAAGAAACTTGCTATCATTCATAATGGTGAGTGGGTACATACTGCAAGAAACTTTGACTTTGCTAAGTCATACATACTCAAAGAGAAGAGAAAGAAATGAGCGAAACTAAACAAGAAAAGTGGGAACGTGGTAAGACTCTTATGTTGGAGTCTTTACATAAACCTGATGATAGATTGAGAGGATGTGCCCACAATCAAGAATGTTACCATGAACTGATGGAGATAAGAGAACAGGTTATAGAATTAGTAAGAGAGATGTCTAATCCTCATGCAGATCCAATACCATTTGGTAAGAAGAATAATTCTGTAACTCCTACAGTTACAACACCAGCAGGTGAAATAAGTGAAACACTAATGAGTGGAGCATTAGGTAATTATTATGAACATTCAGACGCATGGTACGATTACAAACGTAATGATCCTGATGCAAAGAATCCTTTTAAAGATCCAAAAGATAGAGAACGTGCGGAGAGAGTAGTAAATGGCAATTAATGATGACATTAAAATCACTATCAATCTTAATGAGTTGGTAGAGATCAGAGCGAAACTTATTTCTCAATATGATGATTACTCAGAAAAGGTATGTAAGGGTGAGTACCTAGATGGAGGTGACATTGATCGTATTGCAACTGGGTTAAGAGATACTTTAACTTGGGATACTCTTTACAGTATGGTTGATGATGCTGTTTTGGATTACTTAGGTATGAAAGAAACACATTATGGTGAGAGATCTATTGAAACTATTGAACTAACAATGGAGAAGGAAAGAAAGGAAAGAGAGAAAGAGTTTAAGAAGAACTTTGACATTGTAAAATTAGAATCATCATCATGGACTATTGATGTACCAGTTAGGAAGAAGTCATAAGATAATCTTATAGGCATAAATTTTTATTAAATTGTATTAGGGAATACAGACACAATTTGCATAAATAATGATAGAATTAGGGATAACAAGATGATTTAAATCTCTTCGTTATTGTAGTTTATTTGGAGACAATTATGCACAACTTAATTTCATTTAATCAACTCGCTGGATCAAAACATATAGAATATGCAGGTTCACAAGATGATTTACTCACAGAATACTACGAGTGCTTGATTGACTGTGAAGACGACCAACATGTTTGTAAACGTATATGTAAGGAGGTTTTAGTTTAAAACAATTTAGACGTTTATCTTAACAAACAAATGATTAAATATCAACATCCACCTTAAGTAAATTCAATCCGTTAATAATCACACCCCTTGACTTTTTAGTTGAGGGGTTTTATAATGGAATATAATTGTTATAAATTATTATGAAAGAGGATGAAGGAACATTAATAGCAGAAATGTTGACACTAACATCATTACTTGGTGGAAAGATGGAAAGATATGATGTCACAACAAATGATGGTCGCAGTTATAAGAAAATTATTATAGAGTATGGTAATAACGAGTAATGTCAAAGAAAAGAATTGCTATCATAGGTGCTGGTAATGCTGGATGTTTGACTGCGATACATTTCTATTTGTTTGGTAGAGACTATTTTGATATTAGCATCTATCATAACCCTGTTGATAGTCCAATAGAAAGAGTAGGTCAAGGAACTACTATAACACCTACAAGATTGATTGCTTCATTCTTTGGTGCTAATTGGTATGATAATCCAATAGGTGCTACGTTTAAGTCTGGTATATTATATGAGGGATGGGGTAAGAAGCATGATAAGATATTTCATCCATTTGATATGGCAGCAATGTCTACACATTATGTTCCACAGAAACTATCAAATGCAGTATTGAAGTCTGGATTCTTTGATGTCATAGAAACAACCATAAATGATCCTGAAAAAGAAATAGATGCTGATTACATATTTGATTGTAGAGGAAGACATAACCGAGATGAGAATAATTATAGACCACTCTTATCACCATTAAATTCTGTTCTTTTATGTAAGAAAGAAGGGAGTGATCCTGACTTAAAATATACTAGATCAGTCACTACTCCTAATGGGTGGACATTTATCATTCCTAATACTGATAGTGTGTCTTATGGATATTTGTACAATAATAATATAACATCAAAGGAAGATGCTACAGAGGATTTTTTAGAAAGATTTAATCTTCCTGAGACTGATGGTGAACTCTCTTTTGAGAATTATATGTGTAATAATATATTTGTAGGTGAGAGGACAATTTTAAATGGTAATAGAGCAGGATTTTTAGAACCATTGGAGGCAACATCCACACGATTCTATGAAGCGATTAATAGACAGGGATGGGATGCTTTGATGACAGATGCTCATCATGGTGTTCTTAATCAAAACGTACAAGATGTTATAAAAGAAATAGAAACTTTTGTTCTGTGGCATTATCAAAATGGATCTAAGTATGAATCTCCATTTTGGGAGTATGTTAAGAGTATTCCATTTAATCCTGATGAAAAGTTTACAAGGATATTAAAACAGTCTCGTACTATGACATATAATGAAATGGATACTGTAGGAGTATATAATCCTGATGGAACACCACAGGGAGATGGGTATGGTACTCTATGGAGTCTTAAGAGTTTCAAGAATTGGGATGAGGGTGTGACTTTGCCTAAGAAAACCAAACGAGTTTATTTTAATGGTAGATTTAAGGGGTTTGGAAAGAATACACGAGGATAAATACCTATTCAGAATATTCTATTAATCTAACTATATCACATGAATGATAAGAAAGCAGCAAAAACTATATTAAAGAGAGCAAAGAAACATCCTGATTGGTACACCCAAGATGAGGTAAAGTATGCTAAGATGGTGAAGAAAAGAATTAAACAAGAGGAAAAGATGAGTGACAGTATAAAAGTGAATCAAAATAAAGATGGTTCATTTACATTAGAGTGGGATAAGGAAGATCCTAACTGGAAATTCTTAAACAACTTGACATCTAAGGAGATACAAGTTATTATGCAAAAAGCGATCCAATATGACAAGAATGACAGAAAAATCTGATTATAGTTATTCTATACAAAATCTTCAAGATGCACTACGAGAAGTAATGGTGGGTGAATATACACCACAGGAAATACATGAAGTCATAGTTGATACTGTTAAAGATAACATGAGATATTATAGAGCATGTTATAATGATAGTGTAAAACTCTTAGCTTTACTACGACTTAATACCAATAAGGATATTAAAGTTATTGATGGTGAATATACTGAGAGTGACTATTGGGATGGTAAACTATCAGGTAAAGACTTTGAGGAGGCATTGAAGAAGTATGGATTTGATTACACACCTATTGATAAGAGATTCAAACTAGATTCACCTGAACTACATAATACAGATGAGGATTAATTATGCTTGAAATTAACACTACCAAGAATAAAGAACTTGGACTATGGGATATTACTGCTACTCTTACACTTCCACCTATTACAGTTACTAGATTGAAGAAAGATAAGAGTGACATTGAATATGAATTGCGTGATGCTTTTAGTGATGTAATTAGAGAGATTATTGAAAAGCATTGTGAGGATGAAGTATAATGGCATTATCTGAACAAGTAGAAACTGCTCTAAATGAAGCACAAGATAAACTACGAGAGGCATTAGCTTTCGCAGCAAGGAGTGAAAAACCTTATATCAGTAAGCATATTTCTGATATGATGATGAAAATAGACTGTTTGAATGAAGTCTCCACTTTGATTGATGCTGTTGGGGAATATCAAGGACAAGATGCTGATTAAGTATTGAGTTATACTGTCTAAGTCTAAAGACAATATAAAGTTTATAGATAAAATATATAACTATGTTATAATACCAACACATACTTCATAGACTCATGGTTAATTTAGACGAAAGATACCACTCTTACCTAGACGGTAGTAAAAAGATGAGAATAGATGGTGTAGAGGAAAAAGTCATTGCTTATGGGTGGCATTGTCAGGATGGCGACATAAAAGGACACTATGTTACCACAGAAAATCATAAATTGTATTATAATATGAGTCAAGAGTTTGTTAGGAAGAAGTCACTTAGAGAACTTCAAACAGTCTCTTGAAAATAAATAACAATGAGATTACTCAATAGTAAAGTTGGATGGCTTATGACTACTAAAACACCAAACCACGATTTAGATCACGAAGTATATCTTGATCCTAAAGATCATAAAGAGCATGTTAATCATGGTATGATTGAATATACCGAGGCAGATTTAGAAATGCACAATGATGCTTTCCATGCCCATGAGGAATCAGAAGTAGACAAGAATGATGCCAAGATTAATGATTGGCATACAAGGCATGAGGATAAGCACCTAGAAGTGTACTGTGATAATCATCCTGACTCATTAGAGTGCAGAGTGTATGATGATTAGGACAGTTTAACAAGTGTAACACACCCCCTTCACAGGGGGTTTTTTAATGGTATTATATAAGAGTGGAAAACAAACGAGGTTTCTTTCTAGTCTGACATTTCATTGGGTATGGTGAGAGTCCATACTAAATCCGAAAGGATAAGGGAGATCAATGAATAAGAAGCAGACACATGACTGAAAGAATAATGCACTGTCCCCTCAGTTTTGTTTTCCTTCACCTATCTGGGCAAACGCAAGGCAGGGGTGAGCAACAATCAGATGATCTTTGATTCATTCTGTGGAAAACTGCTCTTTATGTTTGGAGACCTCTTGTACTGCTGATGTCTTAGGACATCTGAAAAGACAGTTTTGAAGTTGTAAGTCCCACACACAACAACGAGGAGATGGATGTGCCTCTCGGTTCGCTACCGAAGAAAGAACTAACATCCCCATGGCTTTTACCCCCCTTTTTTAAATGTCAACACGTTCAAGAATCGGATTACAACTTGCTGATGATGCTATTCTATCAGTCTATCATCATTGGGATGGTTATCCTGAGTGGTTAGGTGTTACTCTTAAGGCAAAGTTTAACACAAGAGAGAAAGTTGCAGAATTGATTGATGGTGGAGATATGAGTTCATGTGACTCAAATGATGATTGGGATAGAAAGGAATTAGGAGAGACACGTCCATTGTACTATAATGAGAGAGGAGAGAAGACTGAACCACGTTTAGACTTGAACTTTGACGAGTATGCTGCTAATGCTACCGCATGTGAAGAGTTCCTATATGTGTTCACTTTAGATCATACATGGGAGTGCTATGCTTTAGATCAAAAGTATAATGATGATTGGGAAGTTGTTCAAACTAACATAGTTCCTAAAGAAATCCCATCTGAAGTGCCAGCAGAATAACTGGCACACTCGTCCTTGTCGTATGACGTAAAACTGCTATACTATAGAAGTTGAGAGATATGTGGTTCTACTGCCCCAAACCTCTGAGGGTTCAATCATTTTGGATACGGCATACATTGGCATCCCTGAGATCTTAGGATCAGACATCTGCCATGTACACTCCTTATATGATTACTCAGAAGAAACCATTAGATTGGTTGACGACACATACATCCATTTTTGGTTAGGAGTGTCTAGTGGTGGGGGTTCAGGTGTAAGCGATTCCCAGTAGGTAAATTTGGGCAGCATGGGTGAAACCCAGATCATTGCCCCACTCTCTCAATTTTTTCTTGTGGTATGACTTAGTACCTGTAATTAGACTCAGTAAATGGGTTAGGATCAGGTGAAGCACCTCTTGAGCATACCACACCCCTTATAAACCAGACACTAATTTAGTCATGTCACCTAATTTCGCACAGTTCCTTCTTGATACTACAGACAATGGGAATGAAATCCTAGCAGTCCTTGAGGACATTGTAGAGGTAGTAGAGACAGGAGGAACCGATCTATAGACACTTGAATAAGTGGTACATACCCCCTTCACAGGGGGTATTTTTTTGCTATAATATAAGAGTAAACCAATCAAGGACATCTAAATGACTGCTACACCAGTTCAGACTACACTTGAAGAGAGAGTATTGGAGTGGACAGAGACACTATGTGAATCACTTGCAGAGAACTACAAGAGATACCATAGAAGAATGATTGAGAGAAACAGTGGATATTTCAATGCTGATGGTAGTAAGAGAGAACTATCCAAGTATGCTCAGGATCAGTTAGATGCAATGGATAATGGAACTGCTAACCTAATGAAGTTTAGAATACAGAAGGGTAGAAAGTATTATAAGATCATCCAACAGGACTTTGATACATTCAGAGATAGAAATGAGTATAGAGATGGTGGAGTTCATGCTTTTGTGGACAAGAAGACAGGTGAGGTTTATAAAGCAGATTCATGGAAGTCTCCAGCGAAGCATGTACGCTATGATCTAAGAGTTATCAAAGATCGTGAGTATGTTCTCAATCCTGACAACTGTGGTTGGGCAGGTGGTTACCTTTACCTTAAGTAACCGCCATGCTAGTAAACCTATCCAAAGATGAGATGTCAACAATCCTCTATGTATTAGAGGGTTATATTAACCCTTCTGATGATTACAGTTATGATCCTGAATTTAGACAGGATATTGATGGTATCTTTGAAAAATTTGAAGGTGTCCTTGATGCCTGTGAATGTCAAGCACAAAAACAACAGGAGGAAATCCAATGACTTACAAAATTGAACTTGATGTGAATGATGCAGTAGATAATCTCTATCCAGCATTATCTGAGAGTGATAGAGAGTCACTTGCTAAAAAAATACATCAATGGTGGGATTATTCTGCTATGATGAGTGAATTTATTGATGTGTTACATGAAGTCGCTGATACTCATGGTATAGATTTAGAAGGTAAGGATGGGTATGAAATAGAAACTGATAACATTTACGCATTAAATCCACCCAATACTCCATTTTTCCCATGATTACTACAACAGTTTCATTTAAACCTATCACTCCAAGAGTGAGAGCAGGTAAACGTGGTAAGCATATTATGTGTCCTAATTGTAGGACAATTCGTAAAGTTTATCATTTTAATTGGAGTGGATTAACTTGTCCTGATTGTAAAGAAGCGATTGACAAGGCATTATGGAGTGTGGAGGTAAAATGATTGAATTTGATGATATAGAGTTACTACAACTCCAACTATGCTTACAAATGACTAAGAGTAAGATGTTTATGGGTGGCGACATAAGAAGACACGCATCTATTACAAAAAAAGTCAATGATGCACTTCAAGAGCGAGGTATGGTATAATGAGTAAGGATATGAGTGCTAAGGATAAACTTATCTTTATTTCTTCTTTCATTTGGACTTTACATTGGGG